GACTGGAGTTCAGACGTGTGCTCTTCCGATCTAAGATATCGCAGCGGGAATTGGCCTTGCGTTTTCACATTAGTCAGTCCAGCGTATCGAATTTGTTGCATGGTCGGACCTACAAGGGAGTATCGTGAAAAAGGACAAGACATTGGTTCTGGTCGATGCCGGTAATATGTCCTATCGGAGTCACTTTGCTCATTTGACCCTTACGACTTCGGATCGGCGTCCAACCGGTATTTTGTTTGGGATGCTGCGGGCATTGCTTCAGATTACCCGTCGGTTTGGTCGGGATGTGGTCTTTTGTTGGGACTACGGTATCCCTGGCATAGAGCAGGAGCGGCGGGAATCCTGGCGAAAGAAATACTGGCCGGATTACAAGGCCAATCGTAAACGTGATCCCGACGTTCAGAAGGCGTACAACGTACAGACTCCGACTATCCGGCGTCTTTTGCGGACTCTTGGGTATCGGAACATAGGCGTTCCGGGCTTAGAGGCCGATGATATTATTGGGTTGATTTCCGGGACGACGTATTCCTGTCGTGACATGATGGTAGTGTCAGGGGATCACGATTTGTATCAGCTATTAGCTATTCCAGGAGTTTCGGTTGTGCGGCCGGATGATTGGAAAGTTTTGACTGGACAGGAGATTGTGAGTCTGTATGGGTTTCCTGTTTCTCTCTGGAAGTACTATTTGGCTTTGGGGGGCGATCAATCTGACAATATCAAAGCCATTCCGGGGATGGGACCAAAGAAGGCGGCCGCGGTTTTGAAGGGTGAATCGGGAGACTATCGGGTCTGCATCAATCAGTTGGTAGTTGAATATCCGGCTCTTTATAATGCTTGTCAGATCACAGCAATTCCAACCGAGCCGGGTGATGAAAGGCTTCAAGGTTTGGTTGATCCCGAAGTGGAATCTTTCAATCTTTCTGACTACCATAGAAGGCTCATTGGAGAGATGGAATATCGGGCATTCTATCAGTTTTGTACCGCGTATGAAATGCGGTATTTCATGCAGGAGAGGAAACGGTTTTTCTAGGAGGGCTTGTGACTGATCAAGAATACAAACAATATCGCGGATTGGTGGTTCGGGCCGCACAACGACATTGGTATCGCTTGCCACGACATGTACAGACTTGGTATGGTTTGGATGACCTGGTTGAGGATCTTGCTTTGACAGTCGTTAGTAATTTCGATACCCGTTACGATCCAAGCCGAGCCAAGGTCTCTACTTTTGTGTCGATGGTGGCCCAAAGTCGTTGTACAACCATAATCGGTTTCTTCAATGCGAAGCGACGGAGTCACATTCCCGAGCTATTTGATGAATTGACGCAGTCGGGTACTCTTTCATTGGGACCTGCCTATGAAGCAATCGAGGCGATGGAACGGGTGATTGAGTATGCTAGTGATGGACTTCGGGTGGCTTTGTCTGATTTGATCAATACCCAAGCACGGACGATACCACGGGAGTTCTGGTCTGAATTACGGTATTTGGTTCACAAACACCACATGAGCCGTCGGGACTTCGAGAGTGTTCTCAGTATCATCTCATAGATAAATGTATGGAAAGAAGCCAATTCTCAGTTGTCTGTTATGCCGGGAACGTTATTCCGAGCAGCAGATCATGGATGGTCTATACTGGATTGAGTCAATGGTTTGTTCTCATTGCTACGCCCGGATGCAACGTCAGCGGTATGAAGTCAGTTGTTTTGGCAAACCGACCCAGATTGACTTTCGGACGGGTAAGAAGAAATTGGGCTTTGACCCTACTTGTGAGGAATGTCAAAGGATTTGTCCGGATCGGGTTCCTTGCGCCAAGGTGTTTGAATTATGACTAAACCGATGGAGTGGTGTGAAGGTCAACCGAATGACCCGCAACCAATCTTTTATGCGGGTGTAAACGCTTCGAGTCATCTGCGTGCTCTGCTCGACGCAAATATGAATTCTATTTGTATCAGTTATTATACGCAGAGGCAGTCTCTATTTAGCAAACGGGAACCTTATTGGTTAAAGCTGGCTAAAAAAGGCAAGCTTCGGGTTATGGCTGATTCAGGAGCTTTCAGTTTTTTAATTCGCGCTTACAATAAGCGTGAGTCTGAGAAGGAGATTCTCAAACAGATAGATTCTTATCTTTTTGGTGGTCAAAGCAATCCCTTTGGATATGTAAGTTGGATTCATTCCTATAGTCATCTTCTTGACTTCTATATCACTTTTGATTATCGGATCAGTTGCTCCCTGATCTATGCTATGACAGAGCGGCTCAACAAAGCGGGTATTTGTCCTGTTCCAGTATATCATGGGGATTCGTCAGGAGATTGGTTGAGACGTTATGCAGAAGAAGGACACAAACTGATCGCGGTCAGCGATTCCTACTTTATGCATGAGAAAATAAAGTTGAGAAGATTTCTTGATCAGGTTTTTTCCCTCGGTACAAAACTTGGTCTGAATTACCACGGTCTCGGAATCACAGGTAACGAGATGTGGGAATATCCTTGGTACAGTGTTGATTCGACAAGTTGGAGAAAGGTGGCTGGGTTTGGGAATATCTTAGTACCGCAAGGATACAGACTTGTATCGTTTCCTGTTTCAGAGGAAAATCCAAAAACCATTGTGAAGGAATCTGCGGGTATCTTGGAGAAGGTCTTGCATGGCAGATTCTCTATAGATGTTCTTAGGAAATCCTTCAATGCTCGTATGTGTTTTAATGCCTTGATGCTGAAGGAATTCACTGAAAGAAGAAAAGGAGTTTCATGTCTGAAGAAAGCAACTTTGTTTTGAGTTCTGGTACTCGGGATCAGATACGGCGTGGGGTACTTTCATTGGTTGATGATTTATCTCTTGCTTCTGATCTGGATTCTCACCACTTTGATGGTACCCCGACTCGGGTGGTCAAAGCCTACGAGGAACTGTTTTCGGGTCTTGGTAAGGACCCGACTTCGGTTCTGACTATTGACTTCCCAGATGGCAACTAGGTCGAGTTCATTGGAGTCTGCAATATTGATTTTGTCAGCGTTTGTGCTCACCATCTGTTGCCGTTTGTCGGTTATGCGCATTTTGCTTATCTGCCCGATGGTAAAGTTGTAGGACTGTCTAAGATTCCCCGTCTGATTGATATTCTGGCCCGACGGCCGCAGATTCAGGAAAATCTGACTCGACAGATTGTAGATGTGTTTCAGAAGACTGTCGAGCCGCGAGGCTGCGCAGTAGTTATCGATGCTTGGCATGCCTGTGTAGCCATTCGTGGCGTTCAGAAACCGCGGACTATGATGCGGACTAGCGCCTTGACGGGTTGGTTTCTAGAGAAATCAGATTTGAAGCAGGAACTGTTCAGTTTGATCAATCTGGAGGTCAGGAAGTGATGCCCAACTACGAACAATTCCTTGCCTCCAAGCAGCGGATCTTTCTGCCTTTGGGACGAGTGGTATCTAGCAAGCAGATTTCAGATCGATTGTTTCCGTTTCAACGAGATCTGGTTCGATGGGCTGTAGCTAAAGGACAATGCGCAATCTTTGCGGATACGGGTCTTGGTAAGACTAGAATGCAATTGGAATGGGGGCGATTGATTACGAGTGATCCGGCGTTGTTTGTTGCTCCCTTGAGCGTGGCACGACAGACGATTCGGGAAGGGGAACGGATCGGAGTCGTTCCGACTTACAGTAGAGATGGTTCTGTTTATCGTTTCACGATTACTAACTATGAAATGGTTGGTAGTTTTGATCCGAAGGACTTTGCTGCCATTGTCCTCGATGAGAGTTCGATACTTAAAGGGTTGGATGGTAAGACCCGCAAGTTGCTTACCGAGCGTTTTCATAACGTACCGTACAAATTATGCTGTTCGGCCACCCCAGCACCAAACGATATTACCGAGATTGCCAACCATGCCGAATTTCTCGGGATCTGTTCCCGGGTAGATATGCTGGCAACCTTCTTTGTGCATGATGATGAGGGCTGGCGTCTCAAAGGTCATGCTGAAGATGCCTTTTACCATTGGTTGGCAAGCTGGGGTATGTCGATTCGTTTTCCATCGGATCTTGGTTACGATGATGATGGATTTATTCTTCCCAAGCTTATCATGGAGCCCATCTTTGTATCAATGAACTCCCGTCCGAAGGGGCGTTTGTTTTGGGCGGGATCGTTGCAAGGTATTACTGAGCGGATCGATGTGCGCCGATCTTCCGCCCCTGCCCGGTTGGATGCAGTTGTGGATCTGGTAAATGGAAACAAAGATCAGTGGATTCTTTGGTGTGGGCTCAATCTGGAAAGCACCGAGTTAGCGAAGAGGATCGAGGGATCGGTGGCAGTGTCAGGAAACGATTCAGCCGAGACGAAGGCGGCAGCGTTCGAGGCTTTTCAGGATGGAAAATTTCGTCATCTTATTACCAAACCCCGCATCGGCGGGTTTGGAATGAACTTTCAGAACTGTCACAATATGGCCTTTGTCGGTTTGGGGGACTCCTGGGAGGCGTATTATCAATGCGTCCGACGGTGTTATCGTTTTGGCCAGAATGAGCAAGTTCGGGCCTATGTGGTATTATCCGATGCCGAGCGCTGCGTTTTTGAAAATGTCATGTCGAAACAGAAGGAGGCTGATATAATGGCAAACAAACTAATAGCCCATGTTAAGGAGTTTGAACGAGCGACAGTTCGCAGCCCCACGCGGGCGGTTCAAAGTAACCTGCCCTACGTGAAAGACGGGAGCAAGGGCCAAGGTTGGAAAATGCTCTTAGGTGACAGCGCCGAACGACTGAAGGAACTGAAAACTGACAGTATCGCCTTGTCGTTATTCTCTCCGCCATTCCTCAGTTTATACGTTTACAGCGCTACTGAGCGTGATTTGGGAAATTCCCGGACGGCTGAGGAGTTTTGGAAACACTTCACGTTTATCAGCAAGGAACTTTTACGGGTTACCATGCCGGGGCGGAATTGCTGCGTGCATGTTTCGCAGGTGCCTTCGTTTAAGTATATCGATGGGTATATCGGACTGAAGGATCTGCGGGGAGATTGCATTCAGAACTTTCGCGAGAATGGTTGGGTTTACCATGGAGATGTCTGTATTGACAAAGATCCGCAGGTACAGGCTATACGATCCCATTCCAAAGCTTTGCTGTTTGTCCAATTGAAAAAGGACGCGGCTTGGTTGCGTCCGGGTCTGGCCGACTTCATTCTGGTTTTTCAGAAACCGGGTGACAATCCGATTCCGATCCACCCGGATATCACCAACGAACAGTGGATTGAATGGGCACACCCGGTTTGGTATGGAATCAAAGAGACCGAGACTCTCAACGTTCGGGTGGCGCGGGAGGAAAAAGACGAGCGGCATATCGCTCCCTTGCAATTGGGAGTGATAGAACGTTGCATCCGGTTGTGGTCGAATGAGGGTGAATTGGTTCTTTCTCCGTTTGCAGGTATCGGTTCTGAGGGATATATGGCGGTGCAGTTGAAGCGGCACTTCGTAGGGATTGAACTGAAACCGTCGTACTATAAGACTGCCGTGGCCAATCTGCGAAAAGCGGAAGGGCGGGTGTGGCGGAAGAAATTGATTGAGGAGGAAAAGTGAAAATAGCAATGAAGAGTTTGCGTGAAGCTTACCAGATTGTAGATGCAGTCAGCAGCCACGCTGGGCTTCTGTGCAGCCAATTTGTCAGGACGGAAGTCAGTCCTAAATGTCTGACCATGAATCTGACCGGGTTGGCGCTGGCAGAAGCGTCAGTAGTTGGAGGTGACATTTCGGTTGAAAAAGAAAAGGTTATCCCAAAGAAGATCTTGTATCTGGATCGTCGTCTATTTGGAGGTTTTCTGTCGGCTCATCCACGTGCGGAGAGTATGTCATTTCGCATTGCGGATGAACAGGTGATCCTGCGGTGTGGGTCCCATCAATTGAGCATCAGCAATGCCGAGATCTCCGGTTACCAGACTTGGAAACCATCCGAGGCCAAACCTTTGACGCTCCGAAAGGCCGAGTTGCAGCAATTGACTCTGCTGCGGGATTATGTATCGGATACGTCGGCCGCCGATCATTTGAACGCCATTCGTTTGGTGTCCAAGTACGGAGCTATCGCCACCGACAGTTTTGCCATGGCTGCTGTGCTGGATTCCGAAACCCGGCTGAAGGGATTCTTTCCGTCGCTTCTTCCACGGTTGATTTCCGGGGAACCGAAAGCGGTGATAGAACCGGGCGGAGTTGGTATTCTTTTTCCAATCGGCTATTTGTACCAACCGATAAGTGAGAATTGTCTGAAGTCATTTCCTGAGAAGCAACTTCGGGTGATCATTTCGCAAGTTTCGGAGGCGGGATATCTTGTTGCGTTTCCACTGAAAACTTTACGAGAAGTGTTAAGCCAGCTTACCGCCTTTATCTTTGGTGGAACGGAGTTGCAGACGGCTTTGATCCAATGTCAGGCCGGCGCGGCGGGAACCTGTCTTTCCTTAAAATTGCCTCAAGGAGTTACTCAACGGACTTTGAAGATTCCGGTAGCCAAGGAATTTCAGATGCAGTGGTCTGTGAAGCATCTTATGCCATGGATTCAGGGACTGCCGGATGGAGTGGAGACTGTTGAGTGTCTAAAGCTCGACTTTGGTACTGCGTTTCGGGCAGCTTGGGAAGGCCGGATTTATCTACTGATGGTTGCTGAGATTGCTGGGGCCTGAATCATGGGAAACCGCTCAGAAACGAGCTATAACGAATCCCCGTCCGAGGGGATATCTAGGGTCCATCCGGGGCCTGACAATCGATTCTGGCTTGGGTCTACGGGCAAATCCGGGGTGTTTTGGGACTGGGACATTGCGCACGTGCAATTTTTGCGTTTCGGCGGATGAGTGTCTGAAAGGATAGAAAGGCGGAGTAGAAATTATGACCAAAACAAACACAACCATTTTAGCGGTCTTTGCGGTCCTACTGGCCGCAAACCTCGCAGCGAAGATCAATCGCAACCAACTGGGTTTGATATTCAACCCAGATCATTTCACCCTGGCAGGTGAAACAGTCAGTCTGAAAACTCAGCAATTCCTGCCGGCCGAGCAGGTTACTGTTCTACTGCAAGGATCAACTACCTGTTTCACCTGCTGGACGTTGCCACAGACTGCCGGAACAGCGCGGTCGCGTCAGGTACACCGTAATGGGCTACTCCAGTACGAGGGAGTCGAGTATGTCTATACCGTAGCGACTGCGACGGAGCCCTCGATGATTCGGTTCACAGCGGAGAACTGGGCGCTGAACGACAAAGTAGGATTGACGTACTACCCGACGCAGTGAGGAAACCATGAGCATTATGTCCCATTTTCTGTTCGGAGTTCTAATAGGTTGGCTTTCTGGATTTGCGATGGGATGGATAGTCAGAGAAGGAACGAAGAAATAATGATCAACACCCTAACCATCCTCGGTCTCTCGCTCGGGATCATGAGTGGGTATCTCTATCTGCGCACGCGCCTCGGTCCGTTCCGCCAACTCCAGCGGGCGGCAACATTTGCGCGGGCGTGCGTGATCTGCGCCGGAAAGGTGGCTCCGGCGATAGTAGGAAATTGGCGCTGGTACTGGCCGGATGCGGTCAGGGAAGCGAAGGAAGGGCAATGACCAACGAACATCCCGAACCCTGCCTACGTTGTGGTGGCACAGGAGCAATCCAGGTGGATAATGCAACTCCAGTCACAACCGTGATCGGGATGGTGCCGTGTCCGCATTGTGGCGGGAGCGGTAAAGTGTACTGCTCTGAATCTATTATTTCACCGCAAATGAAGGAGAAGCCATGAGCAACCAGTGCCTCAAACATGAACACGACTGGGAATTGTCCGGTGGGTGGGGAGTAATAATCGGGCTATCGCGGTGCAAAAAGTGCGGCTGTCTATCGCGAGACGAGTACTTCAAGAAATGGAGGGAATCCCGATGGAACTAACGTGTGAGAAACAAGGGAATATCTACGTCCTGCGTGTATATGGTGAGATACGTGGATTCGTGTTTTGGTCAGAGGAACTCTTGACCGGCTTTCGCATCATCGTGAAACATCTTCACCGTTTCCAGCGAGTATTCGGTCAGGTCCTTGCCGATGAGATCCAGCTTTTTCAATACATCGCTGGTCACGGTGATGATGTGACACCCAACACTCTCCGCGTGAAAGATGTTTAGCAATTCGCGCGGGCTGGCCCAGATCAACTCGCAGCCTGGAACCCCATTCACCATCTCGACCGCTTCCGCCATCAGAGGCACCGGATCGCGGCCGGTGTCGGCAATCCTGCCCGCGAAAACCGACACGTAGGACGGAACGCCCCCGGTGAGCGCCGCACAGACGTCCCGCACCTGCTCCACTGTCAGGATTGCCGTGACGTTCAACTTCACTCCCTGCCGCGAAAGTTTCCGCGCCAAATCGCATGAACTCTCCCGCCGGGTGTTGGTCACAGGTATCTTGACGTAAACGTTCGGTCCCCAGGCGGCGATCTCTTTCGCCTGCCGTTCCATTTCCGGGAAGTCATCGGCAAACACCTCAAAGGAAATGGGCCGGTCCGGTATCGCCCGCAAAATGTCTTTGGCGAAGCTCACGTAGTCCCGAACGCCGGCCTTCCGCATCAGAGTCGGATTGGTGGTGAATCCCCTGACGAGCGGATTACGGTACAGGTCCAGCATCGCCGCCTTGTCGGCGCCGTCAGCGAAAATTTTGATCTTGAGTTCAGTTACAGAAGGCACTTGACCAAGAATCCAATCTGCTGCTTCTTGAAGCGATGTGACTCTTATGTCTCCTGGGGGAGATGACTTTTGTTCATCATACCCATAATCAATGAAGACAGTACGGCACCCTGCATGCCGCCCCGCTTCAATGTCACGCCACCGATCCCCGATCATGAAACTGTTCGCAAGATCAATGTCATGCCAACGGGCCGCGGCTAACAAGAGCCCGAAAAGTGGTTTGCGGCAATCGCAAAAATCCGAGTCATCATGACAACAGACTAATATATCGTCCAACAGCAGCACCCTCTTGAGCCGCTCGTGCATTGCGTCTACGACTGAGCGGCTTTGTGTACCTCGCGCGACGTCCGGTTGATTGGTAACTACTACCAGCAGGTATCCTCTCCGCTTCAGCCGTTCCAGAACGCCAGCCGCCTCCGGAAAGATTTCCATCTCTTTGACCGAAGCTGGCGGATAGGGTTTGCCGCCGCGCACTACGACGCGGACCAGCACGCCGTCGCGGTCCAGGAAGACGGCTCGCTGTTTCACCATGCTGATTCCCATTTAGTCTCTGCCTGCTTGAGCTCAGGGTGAGAGACAAGCAAGTGCCAAACCACGGCCTGAAACGCCTCGGTGTGGGGCGTGACGCGTTGCGGATTCACCGTGGGAACAATGACGCAGGCACCGGCGACTTTCGCGGTGTAGCCGCCGTCTCTGCCGACGATGCCACCGATACGCGCACCGACTCCCTTGGCGTAGTCGAGGGCATTCACAATATTGGTGCTGACGTTATGTTCACGGTTGCCGCCGCCCACCGAGAACACCAGAATCATGTCCTGGCGGCGAAGCCTGCTGGTCTTGAGCCAGGATTCGAAGATCCCGCCCCAACCCTCGTCGTTGGTTCTGGCCGTCAGCTCGGCGACGTTGTCCGTAGGCGTGTAAGCTTCCATGCCTGTAATCTTTCTGAAATCGTTGACCGCGTGTGAGGCGTTGGCCGCGCTGCCTCCCACCCCCAGCAGAAAGAGTCGTCCACCTTCCTCTCTGGTTTCCGCGAGCAGCTTGGTCAATTTCTCGATCTTGGCGGTGTCCAACCGCTCCAGCACCTGTTTTGCCTCGCTCAGAAACTGTTCGCTGAAGTTCATTTCGCTCCCTGGCTTGAAAGATAGCGGCCCAGTTCTTCAATCCCGGCAAACGATCCGATTTCGTAAAACCGCTCCGGCACTTCGAACGAAGCCAGTTGGCCCTCTGCCAGAAGCGCCTGGTATAGGCCGGCCAGATCGCAGGCCTGACCCGTGGGTATCCTGTCGAACGCGGACGAACGGAAGTATCCAAGGCCGTAGTCTATATGAAGCATTTTGGACGTGCGGTTCTTCTTATCGTAGGCTACGATATTGCCATCCGCAAATTCCACATTGCTCGCGTCAAATTGGCCGAGATTCCGGTAAACGGTCATCAGGCCCCGCTTTCCGCTCTCGACAAAGGCCCGCTCCACGGACGTGTAGTCGCACGGAAGATAGGAATCTCCGTAAATGACGCCGAAAGCATCTCCCAGCAGCGGCAACGCATTTCGAATTGCTCCGGCGGTGCCCAGCAGTACGGGACCGTCGAACGCGTACTCGATCTTCAGCCCGAACCTCTGTCCATCACCGAGAAAATCCGCGATCATTTTACCCCGATATCCCACGAGAAAAACCACGCGCCGAACGCCCGAGGCGGCAAGAAGCCTCATCTGGTGCACGGCGAACGGCTCTCCGTTGACCTCGACGAGAGCCTTGGGAATCTTCTCGGTTAGGGGCCGGAGCCTCATCGCCACGCCCCCGGCAAGCACCGCAATCGGCAACATAAATCCGTCAGGAATGTGTGAGCACTGTTGTGCCCGAAAAATCAAATCGGAAGCGCACTTCTCTCAGGCCGGCCTTGCTCATTGCGTGACGCAGGCGTGTCTTGTCTTCCGCGTAGAACATCAGGAAGCCGCCGCCACCGGCCCCGATTAATTTGCCTCCCAGCGCACCGTTGTTACGTCCGGCCTCGTACCACTCGTCGATCTGGGGATTGCTCATCCCCGCGGTCCTTTTCTTCTTGTGCTCCCAATGCACGTGCATGAGGTCGGCGAACTTGCGCAAATCGCCGCGCTCAAAAGCAGTCTTGCTCTCCTCGCCAAGCCGCTTGGTGAAATGCAGATTCTCCAGCATCTCCACGTCCTTCTGCCTGCTGCGGTCGTCCTGATCGCGAAGGATCCCGGTGGCGCTCCGCGTGAAACCCGTGAAGAACAGTGTCAGGTTGTCTTCGAGGTTATACCGCGTTTCGGAGTCCATCTGCAATGGCTCAACAGTCACACGGTCGTCCGGGTGGAAGGTAAAACAGGTAATGCCGCCGAACGCGGCAATGTACTGATCCTGTTTCCCGATCTTTTCTCCTACCAGGTCCAGTTCCACGTGGCAGGCTTCCTCCGCCAGTTGCTGCACCGGCGTAATCTCCCTCCTGAGGACGTGCAATGCCCGCAGGAGGGCAGTAGTGAAGCTACCCGACGATCCCAGCCCAGTCCCTGCTGGGATGTCCGACAGGCTGGTGATCTCGATGTGGGGATCGTTGATTCCCGCAAGTTTCAGCGCTTCGCGGACGATCGGATGGCGGATCTCATCCACGCTTTGCACCATCTCCATCTGCGAGTACTTGACGATAATCTCCCGTACGAAAGTCTCATGCAGCGTGATGTAGACGTACTTGTCAATGGCGGCAGAGACCACAAATCCGCCGAATTCGTGGAAGTAACTGGGAAGATCGGTTCCTCCTCCGCCCAGCGAAATGCGCATAGGGCTGCGAGTGATGATCATCGTTCAGACTCCTGATAAACCTTGGCTACAATTCGCAGAGCTGCCTGGGCATCACTCAAGCCAGGGTTTGGTTCGCGGTTCTGCCGGATATCGTCGAGGAAGGCCTGGAACTCCGCCTCCCAAGAGTTGTCCGCCATAGGGTATTCCCAGATAAAGGTATCCGGCGGACCCATTTGTGTGCTCATCTTGTACCAGGCAAGCCGCTCCACGCCATAGCTGCCACCCAGCCCGCTAATCTCCAGCTTCCCCGCGCGCCCGTAGATCTCCAGTGAGAACAGATTCTTCCATTCGGTCCAGGTGGCATGCAAAAAGGCCACCTGGCCAGTGGGAGTCTTAAGCAACAGAAAAGCATTGTCCTCCACTGGCATCTGCCAGAAGTAGCGGGCCACCGTTCCCCGCACCTCGCCGAAATCACCCAGGAACCACCGGGCTAAATCGATCAGGTGCATGCCCTGGTCAATAAGCTCTCCACCGCCTGATTTTTCGGGCTCCGCCCGCCACTCCTTGTCATAGCCCGGTCTGCCACCGTGGCCATACCGACCGCGAACGAACATCAGGTCCCCGAGTTCACCCGTACGAAAGATCTCATGAGCCTTCTGAAGTGCCCGATGGTAGCGGTGGTTAAACCCTACTCGCACCTTTACGCCCATTCTTTGCGCTGCTACCGCAACGGTATCCAATTCACCGGCGCGGCGGGCGCCTGGTTTCTCGATTAGTACATGCTTGCCTGCCGCAGCCGCCTTCGCGGCAATCGGCGCCAGCATATCATGGGTCGTTGCGGCCAAAACAATGTCCACATCGTGGCACAAAATAGCCTCTTGCCAGTTCATTGTAGAACGAGCGTTGTGCTTCCGAGCCAATGATAAAACCCGTTCAAGATTCAGATCGCAGCAAACTGTAACAGTAGCCCCACGTACGGTCTCGGCTCTCTTACATCCAATCCGACCACAACCAATGATAGCGACTTTCATTAGTAGCTCCCCAAACGGCACCCTGTAAGATATTCAATTGTCTTCACAACGCTTTGCCGGATGGTCAATCGAGGCATCCAACCAAGACTACGTATTTTGGTAGAATCCAAAAAGATGAAAGGACTATCTCCCGCCCAACCACGCTCGCCTTCGGAGTAGGTACGTTTAGGATGAAGACCCAAAAGCTCGGTAATCCAATCGATTGACCTGTCCACCGTACAGTACTCGTCTGTTCCCAGATTGAAGATGCTGACTCTGTCTTTCATCTTTCCCAAAGCAAGCACCATAGCATCTACACAATCCTGAACATACAGATAGGACTTGCGCTGTTTCCCATTTCCGAGCACGTCCAGTCTATCGGGATGTACCTGAAGCTGCTGGTAGAAATCGATCACATGACCATGCGTATAACGCTCGCCAAGAATCGATACAAGTCGAAAAATACTGGACTGAAAACTAAAACTTTCACAGTAAGCGGCAATCAGACCCTCGGCTGCAAGCTTGGAAGCACCATAAAAAGAAGTCTGGATCGGAAACGGGGCTCCTTCCGGAGTGGGAAATACATCAGGCTCCCCATACACTGAACTCGTTGAGGTAAACACAATTTTCTGGACGACGTTCTTGTGCATGGCCTCCAACACATTGAAGGTCCCTATCGTATTTTGTTCAAGATCCTTGCGAGAATGACGAGTTCCAAATCGGACATCAGCATTTGCGGCCAGATGAAAAACCAACTCGACCCCCCGCATCGCATAAATAAGAAGATTGATATTGAACAGGTCGCCAGTTACTAATCGGAAAGAAGAGACTTTCAACGCCTGTTCAAGAAATTCAAGACGACCCGTGGAGAAGTTATCAAACCCTACAACATTGTGACCTTCCGCCAGTAGCCGATCAACAAGGGCACTTCCAATAAATCCCGCAGCACCTGTAACGAAAACTTTCATCCGTAGTAAGCCTCAGCGTCTTCTTTACCTACCCAAATCTTTAAGACCGATAGATCGGGATCTTGCTTCCAATCACTTTCCCCCTCCGGACGGTGCCCAACACCTATTCCTGGACGACCTGGTAAACCCTTGATCCCTACACAATGTCCCGGTTCCTTGCTAAGTCCTGCAACCGACATTCCCTCCCACAACTGAACATCGATGAAAGTAGCTGACGGACGCTGACAGATCTTCTGAAGCCGATGTAACAGACAAAAACGAATTCCTGTCTGACACAAACTGGCATGATGCGCGTTTGGCAGTAAACGATACTGTCGGAAAGGAATGTGGTAATACCGCGCCGGAGTCTCTCCTACGATTTCATGTTTTTCCAGCATCTTGCACATAAACTCCAAATACTCAGGAGAGTACCAATCGTCGTCTTCAATAAACAAAATACGATTATATTGTATCTCTGGAAGAGCTGCAAGAATATTCCGCGCCAGAGTGTTCTGCCCCGATTGCCATTTAGGTTTTGGATAGAGAATCGTAGCAAGCGTGTCCAATTGGAAATCCGTTTGGATAGTGGAAGGATCGCCATCGTCTACAATAATCCATTGAATAGGTGTATGGTAAGTTTGTCGAAGAACATACTTTTTGCACAAGACGAACGCTGCCGGTCGTCCTCCCGTAGGAGTTATTAAAGTCACTCCACCACTTTCCATTTTTCCTGAAGCCTCTGGTACATTTCCTGGGCGCTTGTTTCTTGATCCACCATTGTCCGCGAGTATGATACCGTAGCGTCCATCCTTCCGAATCCGTGTCGCATAACCACCTCTGAAGTCACTGCCAAACGAAAACCCGCCTCTTGAACCCGTCGGCAGTAGTCATTGTCCTCGCATCCGTATCCGTCAAAACGCGCATCCAAAAGGCCGACGCGATCAATTACTAAACGCTTCAAATAAACGCCTGTGAAGTAGAGAGGTTGTTTACTGTAGACCAACCCGTCTTTGCCATACCGTGTGCTTTGCAAGAGATTGCCAACATTGCCCAAAAACTGGGGAGAGAGCAATCCGATCTCTGGCGAACCATGCGCATTGCGTGATAAATCTACAAGACAATTCTCGCGAGTCCATTGTATATCGTCATTGACCAGAAACACGTCATCCTTGCCCGCAACTTGGATACCCAGATTTGCGTTTCGCGCAAAGACGAAGGGTTCAGGGCCTTCGAGGTAGTGCCATTTATTCGTATCAGACCAGAGACGGCGGCAACAGGGACAGACATTTTCACTCAATTGAACTCCGCGTGACTTGACTACAATCACACGGGCATCAGGTTCATAGCAAAGAAGCGAAAGCCGGAACTGCCGGAAGATGTCCTCAAACCCAGTCAGTACGACCACAGTGACGTTAGACACGTGGTTCGTCCTTCCAGAGCGTCAACGTCTTTGAATCTTTTATCCAGTTATGAGTGAAAGCGAGCCCCTTGTATTGCACATGCCAATTCCGAGCGAGATCCGTAGGGCTATACCGGGCCATACGCTCGTGAATCACTTTGCGTTCGGCCTGCGCTGCTGTCCGTAATGGATAATGTTTCAGAATGAACTTTTCAGGGTGAATCCGAATACCGCCAAACCCCGCGAAGTGACCGCCGCTGGACGCCAAGTCTACTCGCTGACCAGTATTCTTCCAAGCCTTGACCTGACGTGTAGGGCTTCGGATCGGATCGTCTATCAGATAATAGCGGAAGTGTCGTTCAGGATCGCCCTGATATAGATCGTCGGTAGGCAAAAAATGATAGACCCGATGATTGATAGCATTGTAGCCTTCAGCTTCCACCCGCTGCATGCCTTCTAGCAAGGTTTCACCCAGACGAGAGCTACGGCGGATCTCGTCGGCATCATGATGAATGCACCAGTTTGCTGGAGAGACGAAAGCCAATTCCTCCACCCGTTTCAACATCAAGCCCCATTCATAATATTGCGACGGGCCATCGAAAGGCCACTTTTCGTATCCGACTAGTGGAAAACTGCGGGCAATGTCCGCACTATTGTCGTTGGACCAGTTGTCAATGATGTAGATACCGATACCCTGATCGTACAGATGGCGCAAGATCCATGGAAGGATGTCGGCTTCATTGTAGACACAGAGAAAGGCAGTGATAGAAAATCCTGCACTAAGATTGCTCATACAATCCCGTAAACGTGTATTTTCGGTACTCCGGACGCCATTGTGTAATGCCAGTCAACAGATGAAACGCAACCAGCATCCGGTCTACTGTCTCTCGGGTCCACAAGGCATAATGTGCTTCTTGCAGTTCCGGATCATAGTTCACAGAAAAGTACAGATGTCCACCGGGTTTCAACACTCGTCGGATCTCTGACACCATCCGTTCTGGATTCGGGGTGTGGTCAATGACGTTGATACACCAAACGTAGTCAAATGAATTTGCGGGGGAACTCAATTCCTCTCCATCTTCCGCTCGGTAGTTAACCCACGGAGATCGATAAGAAAAGATCTTGTCATACTCAAACAGTAGTGGGTCTACGGCTACGATAGGAGTCCCTTTGAATCCTAACGTGCTTACTAATCCACACCCAAGGTCCAGACCCAAACCGACCTCTTTCTCAATCTCACTCCACAAAAGTCCAGCATCAGCCCGATAGTCATTCCAGCGACGGTGCAAATATTTCTCCGCGTTGCCACCTTCTTCATCTACAAAGCAACGCCGCCAGAATCCCACCTCGACTTGTTGCTGAGAAGTCACTGCAATACCTCCTGGTACACTTTCATCAACTTTTGCGCAACGTTACTCCAGGTCAATCGTCTGGCTGCCTCGTTCGGTCGCCAATCCCACAAATCCATATCATAAGCTTTCCGAATCTGCTCTTTGAAATACTCCGGCGACCCATTCGGGTCTACGGTTACCAACCCTGGATACCACTCATTACCACGATTAGCCGATGTCGCCAGCACCCGACAACCTGAGCAAAGAGCTTCACCGATGACTAGTGACATTCGTTCCGTATGACTAGCCGACACAAAAACCTTACGGCGTTTATATTGCTCCGGCATTGCTTCATGTGGAAAACCCTGGAGGTAATCGAATGGGATATCCAATACATGGCATGCTTCTTCAACTGCGGCCCGCCGCTTCCCATCGTTCTTACGAGCACCAACCGAACAAACTCCCACCCGATCCGATCCCTCACCAAATGCATGAAATATCGAATCTGTGCCATTCGGGATAGGAGTGTATGGAATACACTCCCCCAACCACACACGCATTTCCTCGCCCTCAGTACAGGAAAACGGGAGTATCACTGATGCCATTTGTAACCATGCTGCAATCTCTTTCGGCTTCAAGCCGCAGTCTTCGTCAGGATAGAAGATCGGAGTCACCACGTATGGTTTCTCTTCCCACGTCGCTACCTTAAAGTTTCCCCGACTCCACAAAAAATTACAGTGGAACACATGTATCAAATCCGCGCGTCCCAGGCTCTTTAGGTCTTCCGTACCGTCCCAACAGTCCACACCTGCGCGTTGAAGAGCCGCTAGGGTAGCATCCAATGCAATCAGATCTCCTCCGAGATAATCCCGCTTCCGGTTCAGAAATGCTATACGCATCGCAGCTTCTCGCAAGTCCGTCGGCAGTACAATCCGTGGTCTCCGAAACCCATCCTTCCTGTACTATTGTTCGGATGGGGACGGTAATGAAACAATGGCTCATGCAACGCCACGATCTTCCACCCACAGGAAACTATTTTACCCCACAGTAGCCAATCCTCATAGATGTCGCGCTGCTCGTCGTACCCGCCTACCTGTTCCCAGGCTTGCTTCCGAAACATCGAGCAGCAAAACAGGAGATTGCCCTCTAGAAAACGTTCCGCCGTAAAAGGAGGAGATACCCGCGCCACGCGTCCATCTGGCCAAACCAGACTTGGGGCCACCACTCCTACTTCAGACGTTATCAACTCTAAACAACGTTCGATGTACGTTGACTCAATCCAGTCATCGGCATCCAGAGGTACAATAAACTCTGATCGAGCGGTTGTAATACCGATATTGCGGGCATTGGCCTGTCCCTGCGGCAAGCGGCTCATCCAGATAATTCCGTCTCCCTGAGCACGGACCACATCGTGAGAGTTGTCAGTAGATTCCCCATCCACAACAATAATCTCATCGGGGCGAACCGTCTGCGTCAAAGCACTGCGGAGAGCATCAGCCAAGAACTGGCCATAGTTTAGATTCGGAATGACAACAGCGACACTCATACAACTTCTTCTACCTTTCTTCTGAAGCTATACAGAATGTCCTGATGTGTAGCTCGCACATCGGAGAAATCCATCATATCCAAATCAATCCGTTCACCGACCAGAAAACGGTCGTTCAATTCTTCAGCACTTCCACCCATGCTAACTTGGGGCCAGGCTGTCTGAACCAGATTATGAGGGATGCCTACCAGACTGCTATGCTGATCATAGAATATTTCCAGCGGTTGCCCCGACCGCTGCATATAAGCTTCCAACCTGTTGGGGCAATCGAACTCCAAACAGCGCACCAACGGGAGAAGGTCGTCGGTCCGGAATACATGACCATCAAGCGAGTAAGAATACCGGAAGTTCTCTGAGCCCGGAACCTGCTCTTTCCTAGTTACGTAATCCCGTTGAATGTTCTGACCCAGACGAAATGAAAAACACTGGCCAGACTGTAGTTTTGGAACAAGAGGAGCAGACCGATAGAATACATCGTCGTCTACCAGCATAGTTGTCAATGCTGTATCAGGAAGAATAAGTGAAAGCAAATCGTCCCGAAAAGAGGAACCCTGCTGAAGAAAGAAAACCTTAGAAGGGTGTTCCGCGATCAGGATTCGGTAGGCTTCCCGATATCGGTCCTCAGTAGCCAGGAACAGAACGGTGGCCGGAAGTAGCTGCGGAGCAAACCGTATCAGGCTCCTCAGTAGAGCATCAAGCTGGGTGGCCCGATCTTTGGAGAAAATGATTGTGTTAATACTCACGTGAGGTTCAACAGGCGTTAGAGAAACCAACCAGATCCCGTCACGCATTAGGACACGAACAGGCGCTGGCGCATCAGATCTTTTGATGAGAGGATTCGAGATCACGATTCGGGGCTCAGTCTATCCAACAATCTACCGCAGTATGGACAGTATATGATACCCTGGGCAGCAATGCAGCCGCCGTGTGAGTCGCAAGAATCAAGGTGGAATGAACCATCTTGTTCCTCATGGATGGGGTAAGATTTCCCCTCAGTGCAACCTGCATGAACCTGTTTGTATTCGTCGATTGCTTCCTTCTCCTTCAAATACTTTTCGTAGAGGCTCGGGTCCTCCGTCTGCGCCTTGGAGCAGGCTTGCAGATAATCGATGGAGTCACGCCCCATGATCTTTAGAGCTCGCCGGTCAAGTTCAGCTTCTGCAGCAGTGGCTGCTATCATGTATGGCTGAGGCGATTCTGACGAGGGTTTAGACGCGATTTGGTAATTTCTGCATCTCTTTTTATGTCTCACGCTAGATTATACTGGATTCTTGACCACCCACCAGAATCGAAACCTGACTTGTCTTTCAGGCAACAGTTCGTCTACCGCCTCAATTACTCCAAAGTCTTTCAGAACAACATAGTCATCGCCGCAAATCACCTTTCGGGCTTTAGGACCATACAAACGAATATCCCCTGCACAGCCTTCATAGCTGTGATCTCCGTCAATGTAGACTAAATCTGCTTGGTCTACTTGATCATAGACCAGTTTAGAATCTCCACGAACGACGCGGATCTTCTCCCAAAGACCGACTCGGCGCATGTTTTCTTCAAACACCTTGAAGAAGTCCCGTGGGACCCCGCCGTTCTTGAGCACTGCAACCAGGTTGTTGTTATCGGGTTTCTCGGCAGGTTCATACCAACGGTCTACGCAGGTTATCGTATCGACTCGCTGGGCAAACCAGCCGGCAGAGAGCCCAAAGAGGGTTCCAATCTCAATCACTGAACGGATATCATATTCCGCAATCAGCCGTTCTAACTCTTCGCGGTTCTCCTGGAGTAGCCAACCAGTCACTCCAGGTAAAGAATCAACCAGACCCGGGTTGATTATACATTCCGCCATCGGCTTCCTTCGCAAGGAGCTGTACGTCCCTCAGAAAAAGATACTGAACCACTCCAGTCATTGGCTTGGTGAAAGACGGCCGGGAAAAATTCCCAATCGTATCCGAAGTTTTTGCCCGCCTGGCAAGCTTCCCGATAAAGTGGGATGCCGTACTTGGCTGCCAACAATGTTAGGATCGATTGGTCTGCACGGTGCTCCCGCTGCTCTGGCAATTCAGAAGCGTAGGTACTCGGCATGTTTGTGTTGGCATGGAGATTCAGCAAATACGTCTGCCATTCCATAAGCAGTTGTTGTACGAGCCACGGCCCTTTTTTGAAAAGCATGAATCGTCCTACTCCTGCCTTCAATGCATGATAACGCGGATCGTCCATCCCCATCACTATGTAGCAATCTCGTTTGCACCACTGCCGTTGCCACCAGGTCGAAGCCTCAAACAACATGATCCCGTCCCGTTCGGCAATCTGGTACAACGGAATGAGATTGGAAACCGGATAAGTATCTCCATCGGTATAGAGTACTATGTCTCCAACCTCACATCGGTTCAAGGCGTCCATGATGATATAGGATTTCCAACACCACCAACCGAAGCCTCGCCTAAAAGGAAGCGGTTCCCACAACCACCGATTGAGTGCGTAGAACTCCTGTTCGGTAAGCCATTTGTCATCATAGACAAGTACCTGGTCGGCCCCAAGTCGAGGCGCGTCCTCGACTATCTTTTGGACAGTCCGATCATAGACTGCTCCACCAAATGTGATGTAGACCCTTTTCATAACTCCTTCCACCAGAACGAAGCATTTGACCCATGTTTCGGAAACGCTTCCCTGACTGCCTGAACGACTCCGGGAAAATAAGGTACTCCCTGCGAATCGGAATGGTAGTCATCACCGCAAATCACTTTTTTCGCTTTGGAAAGATAAAGACAGATGTCTCGACTGCATCCCTCGTAGGAATGATCTCCATCAATGTAGACTAAATCCACCTCCAGAACCTGCCAAAAGACTTCTTCGGAACGGCCGCGAATAGCGGTGATCTTCCCCCAAACTCCAGCCGCTTCCATATTACTACGGAACAGGTCGAAGAATGGATTGGGAAAGCAACCGATACGCAAGGTCTCGACAAGATTATTCTCGCAGGGCCAAACTGCGCTCTCCTCAAACGGATCTATGCACCAAAGATGCTGTACTCGTTTGGCTATCCAAACTGCCGAACGTCCCAGAAAAGTTCCGATCTCCAATGCTGTCTCAATTTCATGCTTCTCAATCAGTTGCACAAGTTCGTCCTGATTGGCTTGAGGAAACCAGCCGAAGATCTCCGGAATCTCGGTCATACAATTACTTTCCACCAAAAAGATCCGCAAGCTTTATGGCCGGGGAGCTTCTGGTACAACATTTCCCGAATACTGTTACGTTGATATTCATCTCCACAAATAACCCGTTGCGCTTTTGGGAGACAAGCAATAATAGCGTTTTCGACTTCCGAAAGAGAGCGTTCCCCGTTGATAAATACCAGATCGGCATGGGTCGCATCGGTAGTCATTAGTTGTTTAACCCTTTGAGCGAGCCAGGATGATACGGCGGCGCAAATTCCCTCTCCTAAAACTGACTGAATCTTATGTTCTTGGATTAGACTTTCTAACCTCTTGAGATTGTCTGCCGACATCCACTCGGCTTCCGGTGGGTGTAAGCCCATCTCAGCTACCACAACAGGAGAGATACCGTGCTTGCGGAAAAATACTGCGTCGTTGTGTTCAAAGGAAATCGGACGGCGGTCTGGTTCACGAAAAGCGCTGGGAAGAAACGCATGATCCACAAAACACCCGTCGCAGACTCCGACACGATATCCGGCTTTCCGGGCGCGGTAACAGTAGTCGTCATCCTCGCGCCCGTAGTCAGTGTAGTCTTCATCCAACAGCCCAATCTTGTCAACCATCTCCCGCTGAAGGTAGACACAGATAAAGGCAACCATAACCACCTCGCGAACGCCTGACTCGGCCAGTCCTTTCTTTTGTGGAAGATTGCCGGTTCGATTCGTGACTGCCGCCACAATTCCATAACCGGAGCGTGCTGCCTTAGACAAAGCTGTAAATCCCCAAACAGTCTTCAGCACAGCATCATCGTTGAGCAGGATGACATCGTTGGTTCCCGCTGCCCGTATGCCCAAATTACAGTTTCGGGAGAAAACAAAAGGTTGGATACCTGGCAGGATCGTGACTTGTCCAGAACCGAACTCCGGCGGAGGGGGTAGGTAGGAATCAGGAAGACCGTCATCTATGACGATCACATCCGCGCCTGGCTCATGGCAGCGGACAGCGGAAAGGCAAGCATTGAGATTAGCTGCTGCCTTTGTGGGAATTACTATAATGAACGGCACACAGTTTCATTTACCCTTAGAAGGTTTATTAGCAGGTTTGGTGGAAGGAGTTTTGGACCCTTTGCGCTGGATAGTTACATCCTTATCGCCCCACCCGTATTTTTCGCGGTTGATAATCTTCATTGGCTTGCTCTCAACGTAACTAATGTAATTGTAGCCTTCTTACCATGGATTTCGCCCTTAACTTTCTCCCTGCCCACCATTGTGTATCTAGTGCCCCGTCTCACCAACATTTCAATTTCCGCTTTGTCCTTAGATACGTACCCAGCTTTCGTTCCTTGTGGTAAAATTATCCTTGCTACGATCCTACCACCAAATCCATTAATTGCATACTGAGAGTGCAAAGTCGTTGATGTAAAACCCTTATCAGTAAAGGACTGACCCGGTTTCAGATTTGCTATGACCGATGCTGCATTATTGAACCCACGGTATACAGCTACCGTCTCTGGAAGAGATGCTTTAGACAATGCCAAATCTAATTTGCTAAGATGATCTGAACTAGATTTATCAAACGCAGTCCCGAAGCGGAGATAACCATTGATGTTTTTATAGTCGTAATCCCGATATGCTTCAATGGCGGAACGTTCACTTTCGGTAAGGGACTCATACCACTTTCCGCTTAGACGCATCCCTTCGATATGCCCGGCATCCTTCTCACCAGAATAATCGAGATTACGGGACCGCACATCTAAAACAGAGGATGAGCCTAACGTCCCTTTGCCTCCTACAACAGCAGGATTACCAGCCTTCACCTCACCACCGGCTCCCAACAATACATGCTGACCCTCAATAGTAACCCAGTGGTCTCCCTCCTGAACCTTATCTACGGCATCAACTAGAAGCAAAGTTGTTAGCAGAGATTTCCTTCTCATTCGGTCACTCCACGTTTCGATATTGGCTTCCAACAACCGCTGCCGTTATTACGCTCTCCTCTGGCGGGCGAGGGTTCGCCTGATGAAAGACACCCATCTCCTCATCAGCTTCGGGATAGAGAGTGTACCCATACTTGTGAGCCAACAGAGTCAGAATGGCCTGCTCGGCGCGATGTTCAATAAAACCCTCCAACTCGGGAGCCAACACCGAAGGATCAAACGTAGTCGCTAATGGGTTTACGCAGTAGGTCAACCACTCCATCAGAAACTGATAGGGACGCCAGGGTCCCTTTTCAAACAACATGAACCGAGCTACGGCTGCCTGTGCATCGTGATAACAGACTGTATCCTGCGCCATAACAACAAAACAGTCCCGTTTGCACCACTGACGGTTGTTAAACCGATTATGAAACAGCATTATACCGCCATCGGTATGAGTCTGTTCGTAGAAACGACGGAAGGGCTTTACGGGATAGCAGTCGGCATCGGTGTACAAAACCACATCGCCATCACGCATGAACTTTTCCATGCAATGAAGAATAATAAATGGTTTCCACGCATACCAGCCAAAGCCGCGTTTATGCAGATGATCCCACAGCCAATGATTCTGTCTATAGAATTCCTGTCGGGTCAACCAAACATCATCGTAGACCCGGACTTCGTCAGCACCTAATACGGGAGCTCGCTCGACGATCAGACGGGTAGTCTCATCGTAGAGCGCTCCTCCAAAGGTGATATACAGTTTCTGCGCCATGCTCCCCAGGCCCAAAACCCCCCTCGAATTCAGCCGTAGACCGCCCCAGAATCGATTGTCAGGCCCCGGATGGACCCCAGATATCCCTCTTGAGAGCGATTCGTTATAGCTCGTTTCTGAGCGGTTTCCAGGGTTTCTACCATTGGTTCCAGCCTAAGTCCTTGATTCTATTGGGGTTAATTGCCCCACTGCTAGGTAGTAGGTGTTAACCAACCGGAGTTGAAGTACATCTCCATCAATGCATCGTCGGTGTAACACAACGTCCCATCGAACGGGATTGCGTCACCAACATCATACAAGGACCCCTTGTACTCCAGATTGTCACGGTTGCTGAGATATGCCGCGCCTCCCTTGGGTTCATAGTTGCGCGCACCCAGTGTTGCAAAGTCGTGTCGGATACCGACATTGATTGCAGTGTTCGGATTTGCCATTGTTTCACCCCTTCCGGTTTCTCAAGAAATCATACCACGAGACAACGATCGTTGCCCAGAAAGCGTTTTCTAGGTAAAGGGATCAATTGCCGAAAGGGTCTCGTCCCAAGCCGACCGGTCATATCGGTTCATGGTATCAATGACTTGTGCCATCTCGATATTGACGCCCCGCAACTGACCGACCAACCAAACCCAGAACAGTTTCGCCGGGGCATCACCAGGTGATGTAGATTGCTGAAGAGCAAGGTAAGTCGAAAGCTGTGTCTTCAGTGTAGATACTGTCGTATCCAGAGCGGAAGCTGCCGCTGTTCTAACTGCCATTTCAATTTCTCCTTATGCAAACGGAAAAGCATCAACGTGAGAGTTTGGGTTTAGATTCAAGACCCGCACTCGGTGAGCCTCCAACTGAGGAAGCATAGTGCGAAAGCGGGGTATCCATTGTTCAAACTCTTCTTTGCCGCTCGGGTCCATATCGAACCCAACCAGGTAAATCGTTTTCGCGTGTTTCAAATACGCGACATTGATAGCGCCATAGCCCGAGTTGCCCCCCGTACAGACAATGCCCGGATCATCACTCAGACCCTTCTCATATGACCACTGAAGATAGATCGCTCCGGAAATGCCTCCGCATTCGGGCCAGGTCTCCAGTGGAACAGCCAGATACTTCTCCCCGACGAAGCGCTCCAAAAAATCGCGACGGCGGTGTATCCACCGGTTGTCCAGTGAAAACACCACCGTCGCAAGGCCTAACGCCTCAAGGAGGAACGATGCTTCATTTACCGCCAGTACGGTCTTACCATGTAAAGAGAAAAGATCGAAATTATGTACCGACGGACCGTTTGCTACCACCCATACTTCGTCCCAGTATGGTAGCGAGACGAGACCGTAACTGTTGTTTGGTGCCATCAGTTTTCAACCCGCGTTGGTAACAGAGATCGGCAATCTGCTTTCGGTTGAGAAAATCCAAATCTTTCAGGGGATCAGGGATCTCTGATAAAGTAGACTCTCCAGGTTCCGATTGGCATTCGGAGTTCAGCGGGATCACCTCTCTCTGGGCGCGAGCCTCACAAAGATAAGACGACCCCGCAGCATACTCCAAAGTCTCGATAGCATGGACGGGGCGTTCATAGAGCTGCCGCAAGGCTTGCTCATTCAACGCCCCCTCCGGAACCTCATCCCCCATCTCCAAATGACGCACACCCTCCACGGTTCCAATGTCGATCCCCGATCCCTTGCAGACTATGAATCGTGCGGTCGCAAAATCTACATTCTTCTCGTGAGGGCGTGCGCAGAGAAGTTCAGGCATATTGCGTTCCTTTTCGGTTTCTCTACTGGATTACGCTCAAGAGCATGTAACCCAGGTACTTGCTGACGAGACCGAAGGTATAAGCCTGTTCGATCTCGACGTGGTCGGCAGCATCGATCTCCCAACGATACTTCTTGATCCGCATGCCGGCGGCCGTAGCGCCTGTCAGACCCGTCCAGTTGAAGGTATAACCCGCACTGGGCTGCATGATCCCCGGAGAATCCGCAGCATAGGCCAGCAAAGCATGCTTGCCCGAAATGAAGTCGAACGTATCGGGCGTGGTATCCGAGTCGGCTACCAGGTCCTCAGCCGAGGTTGTCTGGATACCCGACATCACCACAACACGCTTGACCTTGAACAGCGCAGCGAGGTCCGTCGTGGTGACGACGACGGCGCCCGGAGCGGTTTGGCCGTACTTCAAACGGTCGATAATCTCGGGATTGGTAAGCAGTGTCACGAAGACCTGCGCGCCCAGTACCAAAATATTGGGCCACATTCCTGTAGCTTTCTTGATGGCCAGTTGTCCGGCCAGAACGTCCTCGATAGGCGTGGACCCACTGAGGTTCCAGTACTTGACGTGGGTAGCATCGGCAGCTGCCTGGCCTGCCAGCTCCGTACCCCAAAGACCGGTAGCGAAGTAGGCGCTACCCCAGGCAACGTCACGGTTGACAAGAGCCTGTTGTGTCAACCAGAACGTAGCGTCACGGTCAGGTTGAAGGGGTGAATCGCTGTTGTCCCGGATCTGGTCATCGATAATCTTCTTTTCGGCCCAGACGTCAGCAATGTACGTCTTGGTCGTCAGTTTGTAACCTCCAGCGGCAGCCGGGGTACCGGGTGCACGCTTTTGCATGTTGTTGCGGAAGAAGTCGCCGCGATTGTAGACGAAGTACACATCGCTTTTGTTGGTAACCGGGATAGGCGGAAACACAACATTGGCAACGAAGTCACTCTGGTCTTGCAAGTAGCCCACTGACAACATTGTCAGGGGCCTGTTAACGTGGACATCACCAAGGGTTGGAAGAGGCATTTGTTTTCTCCTTGCTCTCTAAATTCTATCTCGTCGGAGGACGCATACGCCCCCTTACATCTTCGATGCCTTGGGCTGATAGATGATATCGGCCAAGTAGGTGCTGACGCCGGCTGTAAGCGCAATGCCTAGCACGTAGGCACCACTGGTAGCAGCAACGGCACAACCGCTGCCGTCGGTAGAAACATCATCGCCTGCGTTGAACGCGCCGCCACACTTCACTTTCGTGATGTCACCTGGATAACACACTGCTCCCGGATCGGCCGCTGCTGGCTTGTCCTGAATAACCCCAACGGCGTAGCCGCCGGCACTGGGGGTTGCGAGTTGGCCATTGGTATCGATCTTCACGAACGTGTACTGCTTTGACGCAAAGGTCGCCGTGGCCTTGATGGACTTGGTCTTCACGATTTCGTAGGCCATGTCTTTCTCCTTTGATTGATTGAACTGAAACTGGTAGACCCTGTAGGAATTGAACCTACAACCGTCGGATTATAAATCCGCTGCTCTGACCCACTGAGCTAAGGGTCTCCGTTAGAAACTACTGTTGGACTGCAAACTGCCGGTGCTGGCGTTCGTAATCCAAGTAGACCTCAGGGCATTCCTCCATAGCCTTAGCCGTAGCCTTGCCTTCGGAGATGTTATCGCGCTTGGCGATCTCATGGACTTTGGCTTCCCATGCCCGTTCGGCTGGGATCGTGCCTCCCGCCTTGCCTACTTCGCCGTAGTGGATAGCCAAAGCCTTGTCGGCTGCCTTCAGGTCAGCGAGCGTCTTCATGAAGTCGTCACTTTGCTCGCCGCCCAAAGCATCGGCAAGCTTCATCAATCGAGCGCCCTTTTCATCGGCCGTGCCGGCTGTATGGGGAAGCTCCTCCTCAGCCCGTTTTGCAAAATGCATCAGGCGCTCGCGCTTGCTGATCTCCGCCAGTTGCAGTTCGGCCTTGGCTACCCGATCCTCGGCAGATGCAACTTTGGCGACCAGAGCTTTGCGTGCTTTCTCTTTTTCCTGCTCTGCAGCTTCCTCTTCAGCCGTTTCGGCAGCCTCTTCGGCAGCGGAGCCCTCGTCGTCCTTGGCTTTCTGGCAGGCTGCCAGCATCGCCTTCCGCTTCTCCTCATCGGCCGCCATGAACTCCTTCCGCTTCTCCATCGGCAGCGAAGCGTAGAGCTTGCGGTCTTTCTTAGACATCTTGAGAACGATGTCATTCTCCAGCTTCAGGGCGTCATTTTCGGCCTTGAAAACCGTCAGTTGAGCGTCCTGTTCCGTAACACGCTTTTCAATCTCATCTAGTGTCATTCCTGTTTCTCCTTTGTTAAGAACCTCGGGCAACTCGTTGTCGCCCTTGTCTGGGTTTGCAGCACGCCAAGCGGCGCGTACTTTGACCTTGACGCCGGATAGCGCTTCGGTCGGAATCTGAACCTTCTTGCCTCGAAAACCTTTTCCAAGCGCAGCAATTGCTGCTCCCACGATGCCCGGGTCAGGCTTGCCTCCGGGGGTGGAGGTAAGACGAAGCTTCCAATGACTAGGAACGTCATCAGGTGCGTAAGCAAAATCGCTTCTGGGAAAGCTCACTCCGTCTTGCATTTTGCCATCAACTGCCTTACAGATCAGATCATTTTCATCCCATTCATCAGCAGCTTTCTTTGCCTGACCCGGAGTGATAGTACGAAAGCGTTCAAAACTATCAGGATCTTCTTGTCGGAATCGAAATGACTCACCTGTCTCGTCCACTTCCAAACCTTTGAAGTCGTGATCAGATAGCCATTTCTTAGCTGAAGCAACAGTCCAGTTTCCCTTGTCGAAGATTACTGACTGGACCTTAGACCCGCCACCGGACTTAGGAAAACCAAGGACGAACTTGACTCCGCTAACGCCCTTGCAAATCTCTGCAAACTCTTCGCCGGAGTCGCGCTTCCAGAGCGCGACCATTGCATGCCGGATCTTGCGCCCTGTCTTCGGATCAATTGAACTGTTGGCAGGGGTGTCACAAAGACTCACCTCATCCACAACAAGCGAATGCAACTCGGTAGCCATAACCTCTTCTCCTTTTGAGTATAGCTGATTTTAATCCATGATTCTGGCGCGAAAATAGCTACCGGAATAATTAGCCGGAAGCGCGGCAAACCACTCCTCGGGTTTCTCTTTTGCTGTCACTTGCCGTTCCCCGCCGTCTATAACAACCGGGTTTGCCATGACATTATCCATAAGCCTCTCGTAGCCAGGCTCGGCTTTAGAGGTGATCTTAGCACCGTCTAAGAACACATGTCCGGCAATTGTCTGCTTGAATTCGCGGATCACGTACAACCCACAGGTTTTCATTTGTGCTCCCCACCAATCAACGTTTATAACGACTAAGATCTCTCCATTCTGGTATCTTGGCCAATCGGTTAATGCGTTGTCCCACTCCAACGACAGCCCTCTCCGGCAAACCAGCACTGCGAAGAGCATCTAAGATTGACTCGCGGGCTGCAATATACGGCTTTGCATAGGGGGCTACCGAAGGTGGAGGAAGATCAGATCCTGCGGCAAATCTATGAGCCGCCTCATAAACAAACTCGTTATTGTACGTACCCTGGTAGTTGCCTTTATCTGGAAATGAAAGCCCATGGTCAATGAGGTGAAGCCTTCCCCCTGGCTCCACTAGCCAATTGCCCGCATGTCTGTCCTCATTCCCAATTACATAGTCAAAGACAGCTGCTCGGGCCAATCCTTCACGTCCATCATAAGTATCTTCAGGAAACGAGCTCTTTATAGCTTCCTCACCGGGCATAAAGGCCATCATGGCCCCCCGTTCACCATCGACCTCTCGTATTGCAACCGGAGCAACCATATCATCCATCCCGACAATCTTGGCTACTTGCCAGGCGGCGAACTCACGCTCAGTTTCATACCCTGGCGTGATATTAGTGCGCAATGGTTCAAGCGAAGCGCCAGATTGAGGTTTAAAAACAGCTTTGTCTCCGTTTGCCAAAGTGACAAGCATGGTCTCATTCTCCCCGCCCCCAAGATCCTTCCTGCCGCTAATCCCTTGCGATAATAAATTCTTCTCTGCAACGCCCGGACCAGATGATCCGCCTGTGACTTCAGGAGACCCTTCCCCACCACCATCTCCGGACCATCTTCCCTGTTCATCACGTGGCTGATCAAGATCATACTTCACCAAGTTCGCCTCTTCGATCTTTTGCCGTTTCCCGCGCCCACCAATACTGAAAGCCCGTAATTCACCAGTCTTGATCTTCTTCCAGGTTTCCGGGTCGTCCACACGGAATCCTCCAAACCATCCTACGCACTTCAGGTCCAGAGCGGCATCGATACCCTGATCGTGAAGAGATTTGAGCATCACCTCCTGCTTCTCCTGTGTAAAGACAACAGACTCGACCAGACGCCCGATACCAACCACGTCATCATTCTTGTTGGTCTCGTGCATCTCGCCCGCTTTGCGGGCATGGAGAACAAATTCGTAGGCACTGGACTCCAACATTTCGGAGGAGATCACGTCGCCTTGGGCGTCGGTTATAGATTTGCCATCAATAGCGACTATTGAGAACCATCCGAAGACAAGTTGCCGTTCAGGGTCCAGTTTGACAATAGCACCTTCAATCTCGAAGTCCCGTTCGTTCGTCTTCTCAACAAAAGTTCCTGTCAGAGGATACTCCTTCCGCTCACCACCAATACATAACACGATTATGCTGAACGTAACCTGAACCGGGTCAATCCTCTGAACGGGCAGATCGGCTTTAGGATCAATGTAGGCCAACGTAACATGCGATGTATAGCCAAAATTCTTACGAGGTTCAAACCCAGCAGACTCCAAAGCTTCTACCAGCTCACAACGAAAGTCCTGAATCTTCGTTGATTCAAACGTAGCAATCGCAACATCTTTGTTGTCCGAATGCTCAGTAGCGTTGAATCGCCCCGGACCTCCCAGTTCACCTGAAACCGGAGCGTGACTAGACGCAAAGTTCTGGATAGCAGTTTCAAGAGCGGGAAGCATTGCCGCATCTACTTCTTCCTGCTTCCCCAAATATGCCAGTGTCAGATGAAGATCCCCAAAAGACTCACCGTCTTCCAAAGCGAGTTTGGCAGCCGTCTCGGAATCAGGAAAGAAGGCAATCATGATACCGCTACCGGCCTTCTCGATATCGATCCAGTCGGCTTTCTCGACATCCTCTTCATCTGCCGTCCCATCGGTGATAATGACAAATTCCTGATCCTTAGCAAGATCTACGAATGCATTGCAAACCGAAGCAACATCCGATTCGCTCTTACTGGCAAGGACACGCATTTCAGTAATAGCCTTTTCGACATCTTCAGTATATCCGCGCTGAACAAGTGAGACGAGCGTCGGGTACTTCTTGCCATCCTTGTTGACCACGGCAATCAAGTCCGAGTATCCAGAACTTGAGGCAAACTGTCCAAGCGCCTCAGTCACATTTGCGATTTCCAGACCCATACACTACCTTCCTCTCACCATCTCACGCAGAGTAGGCAAGGTCACCAAAGTCATCGACCGAACCCGAAATGAGCCAACTCCCTTAGAGACATAATACTTCGTACCTCCGGCACGCTTGTCAGCTACTACAGTAAACATCTTGATTCGGCTGCGAACAGACTCCCCCACCTTACGGTCCATGGCAACCTTGCTCATGGTAATCTTCCCGTTCCTACTATCTACCATAGTTTTCAATTCGACCCCGACTTTGTCGTTGCGCAAATCGAATGCTGAGTTATCACCGGTCCTAGGAATACCCAATGCACGACTGATAATCCGCTCCTGCTCATCTGCAATCCGCTGCTTGTCGGCTCCGCAAGGTTTTCGAGAGTCCAAGGCCCTCTGCGCTCGCTCGGATAGTTTAGGAAGTATAGCAACTGTACCTGCGACTCGCGGGTTGCCCCGGATCACTTCGCCTTTGTCGTTGACCATCACATGCTGACCGTTGATTGTGACCCATTCACCCTCCTCGTCATCCCCGGCCTTCTCGACTTGGTCGCGCTCAATCTTCTTCAGCACTCGTCCAGCCCAAAGAGCGGCCCGCGATCCACCCCAGGCATTGCGCCAAATGTCGGGCGTGTCGGTTGCTGTATCTTCAGTGGCAAAATAGGCAGCGATCTTTCGGACCTCGACTTCGGCAATGCCCTCGCCCTTGGAAAGCGGCTCGGTGATGCCGTTAATGGAAGTCCCAGCTTCCTGTGCCGTCTTGCAGGCACGGTTGACTTCAATGGGAGGTAAATAGAGCGTAAGAGTATGATCTTCAGCTTTCTCCAAATCCTCGTTGCCCTTGTCGGTATCATCGTCAGTCAGACTGTGTAGAATGAGATAGACACCCGGTTTCAGTTCATCATCGTCAGTCACATCAATCTCTTTGATTTTGCCATTGTGCCAACGAAGCATGTCGGCATGTTCAGGGTCGTTGGGTTTGAGCAAATCCTTGATGTCTAACTTGTAATCCTCGGGACAGTCAGCATCGACCCAACTCTTAAGCAACTCCATGCCACGTGAATGCATTACAACGCCGATCTTCATGTTGGGATGAATTTCGGAGTCTGTGTAGACATCCAGCAGATAATCCAACTGCCGGATTTTGGCATTCTCAAATGGTTCACCCGGTTTCCCATCGTTGCCTTTCCCGGGGGGTACTTCCTCGGGATGTTCTATGTAATGTTCAATCAAGCTTCCTACATCGCTCGATTCCCGACCTTCCATCTCGCCCAGACGCCACGGTCGAAGAGCATCGGCAGGTTCAGCACGTTCCATTTCCGGGTTGTGTTTAGCAATAGCGTCTGCTGTTTCAATAGCACGCGGCAACGGGGAACTGTGCAACACATCCAATCCACCTTTAAGAGCGATCCGTTGGCCCAACTTGTCGGCCAGCACGCGTCCCTTGGAGTTGAGCGAGATAGAAGAATTACCACTGATGCGTTTAGCAATCTCTTCAAGTTGCCCTTCACGTTTTAGATATTCCCCAGAATGCAAAGCGGCGCGGCCGCGTTCTCCATAACGAGTTGAATCCGATCTTTCAGACTCTTGATAGTCGCCATTTATAATCCAGCCACCACCTACAATACGTTCCGCTGGAATACCTTTGTCTCGCGCCATGCGAACATGGGTAATGCCCGCAAAATCCTTCTGCCAGTAAAGCGATCCGTCATCCGTCCGGATTGCAGAGAATTGCCCCTTATCAGGAGGAACGGGATCTGGTTTTGGAAGCGCTCGTGGAGAAAGTTTATCAGTATCTCCTCCCCCATCACCAGCAGTCCACTTCCCGCTTTCATCTCGAGGTTGGTTCTCGGAGTACTTCTTGATCTCTGCTACAATTGCCTCATAGTCGCTCATGTCGAGAACCGGTTTCTTGATCAGCAACTCTGTAATCTTCTCCGTAATGACATGCAACGGTTCGTCTTCTTTAATCTCCTCACGGGCCGTCTCCAACAATCGAATAAACAACGGCACGTCCAGCGTGATCTTATCCTGTTTGGAGATCAACGGCAAAGCCAATACACCTACGTTAGGTGGAGCTACATCCTGCGTACCCGGATCGTCCTTTCTTTTGTCTGATCCAAGAGGACGGTTGACATGAACATCACCTACTGTAAGAGCGTCCTTATGAATCCAAACCTTCTTCTCCGAGTTCCACAAATAGCCTGCATCTTCCAGCACGCGGTACGCCTTAATATAGGCGTGCATCTCCGTCCGCCCGTCACTGACATGAGAATTAAACGCCGCGCGAAAGAGCGTCTGAGCAACATCGTCGGGTAGCGCCGCGCGGACTGCCTCAGGAAGATCACCATTCGCGGAGTAGTGAATGACGCGGAGTTTCATTATGCCGCTACCTCTTTCAAACTATCAGCATCGATTGCCGTAGTACATCGGCAAGAAGGATGCGGATCAGGTGGCTCCATGATTCCCGGTGCAAATTCCTCATCCATACCTGCCGTTTCCTCATCCAGACCCGCGCACTCAGAACAGGTCCGATCATCCATCGAAGCTATCCACCGCCGCCGTGCTGTATGCGGAAGCAATCCTTGTTGCCGGGCCTGCCGCCAAAGCTCGCGTTGTCCTTTATTTGCGGCTCTTATGCTCTCGGTCCTAGCAATGTTTCGCGCTCGATACTGTAAATACCGTTCCCGATACCGTTGCACCAGTTTGTCGATGTAGTTCTTATCAAGGCTCTGTCCCGTGTTAAGCGCCCGAAGGAGAGTTGGGTCGAAACGACCGTCGCGCAAGGAACGGGACAGAGCATTGCGCAGCGCCGAGCCCCCCGACTCCAGCGCCTTACGATAATTGGTTACGGCTTGTTCCATACGAGCCGTCAACCCGATTATGCCTTTGATCTCGCGTGCCTGTTCATAAGGATGACCCCCTTCACGAAAGGCCCTCAGGATAACCTGCTGAACTGCTTCACGCTGACTCTGGGTAACCTGTTGAATCAAATTGAATGTGTAGGATTGCAAAAAGTTCACCGATTCGGGATTCAACAAATCGAACGAGAGATTCACACTCACTTTAGCGGGCAGACGCATCATTGCTACCTTGGCTCCAGCTGCGTAGGCCATCTGAATGGCATCACGCACGCTCTGGATGTTGGCCTCCAGACCTTTGCCTTGGAGAGCCCCGGTCAGCCGCTCGTCCAATGCCAGAATCGCCATGACTTGATTGACGTCTCCGCTTTCCAATGCTGCACTCAACTTGTTCAAAGCGATCTGACTTTTTACAGCTTCGATCGCCGCCAGGTAGGCGTTGCGAATCTTCGGTTCCATTGACGCTGCTGCTAGCAGCAACGGATCGTCGGAGGAGAGCATCACTTTGAGAATAGTTATGGGCATAACTACACTGCTGTCTCCAAACGATCTCCCGCTTCCTGTTGGTTTGTCGGACTACTCGCCGTAGGCTTCTTCCCCGTCGGTCGTGTAGCGGCTCCGGGTTGTTGTGGCACAGGCGGTTGTTTCGATCCTGCCTCGGCATCTTCCGGTTCCTCGGGCAGACGTCCGACTTTTCTGACGTAGTTTGCTGTCTCGCGATCAAAAAATGTCATGCCCGACGCTGATAGTTTGCTGATGAAGTCCGCCAGCTCCTCCAAATCCCGGACACCGATCTCACCCGCAACCAGCTTTGGGGCATCCGTGATATCCATCGCGTTCAGAGACAAAAGGCGTGGGATAGCAATCCGATTGATCACAGCTGCAACCGAATCCATGAACGCTCCAATAGCCAATGAGAAGATCTGTGTAGCACTCATATGCAAGGCCCGACTGCCCGTAGGTGTCTGCCCGAACTGCACAAAGCCCGCCAAAACGGTATTGAGCATGTCGGCGTTGTAGCGTTGAATCGCCGCTCCGGGGTCCGTCTGTTTAGCCCCGGCTGTTCGCAACAGTTCCAACTTGACATGCGGGTTGCCCTTCTCATCGTAAGCTTGTGGGAGAACAATACCAGCCTGATCATCGATACGGATGTCACGAACCAGTTTACGGGCAGCATCGGCCCCAGTCAACCCGTTCATGTTCATCTGGGCCAACGCTTCGGCGCTCATGTAAAGAACCGGAATGCCGCAAAGATCGCGTTCGATTCCGATTCCCTCGATCTCTTCCAGGCGGCGCTTGAAGACCCACGAACGGTAGCAGTTGCGCAACAGGCTTCTGCCTTCAGGATTATTTTTCAGGTTGGTTGTACGGAACAACAACAGCTTTTCAATTGGAATAGGAACCGTCCGATAGTCAGGAGCAGCCAACTGCACAGCGCCCTGAAGGCCACCCTCATCGTCCCAGATCCAGTAAAGAATCGACTCCTGGGCACGAGGAGCAATCTTGCGCCATCCGATAAGTCCATCATCGTATTTTGATGCCTTGCGGCCATCAGGTCCCTGTCGTCGTTTGTAAACCGTCTCGAACAGAGCAAAGCCAAAGGCAAACATACTAACACATTCGGAAACGAAATCTTCCCAGGTATGGCTCATGTCCTCCATACATTCGGTAACGAACTGAGCCAGCTTCTCACCCTGCTTTGTCTTGGCCGGTTCCACCCGCCACTCGGCACGCCGAAGGATCATTTCAAGAGCAAAAAACATCGATCCGATGACCGCATCATTATCGCGCATCTCACGGTAGATTTGTTTAGCACGAGCAGTGGAAAGATCACGAAGCCACTCTTCAAAAATGTACCCAGTTCCTTTTGTACGCAGCAAACCCGAAACACCAAACTCTGCCATTGGCGTTGGCTTAGGGAGATCCTTTGGAATAGTTCCCGGTATCACAGCAATCTCTTGTCGCGGTGAAACTACTTTTGCAATTTTATCTATCAAAGCCATTTGACCTTCTTTTACGAACTACATTTTCGCATCATACCTTCTCGGGTCTTCACTGAAATCATTTGGCGGTGTACTGGGTCCGTCATTTGCTTCTTTGTACATTGAGAAAGATGCGCTCGTACTTTTGGGTCCGCCATCTTTTTCTTCATCCATTTGGAATGCTGAGCGCACTGCTGTTTGTAAGTCGGGTCGTTAATAGCCTTTTCCAACATCGTCTTTCGGATCGTAGCTGCAACACGAGCCTTGAACTCAGGATTGGCCCAACGACGTTTTGCATTTTCTGACATCTTTGCCCGGAATGCAGGATCTTGTTTCACCTTCTTCAAGGTACGGCTAACCCGCGCCTTGAATTTTGGATCGCTCCATCTTTTCTTAGCTCTTTCAGAACGGCGCGCCCGCTCTTTTGGATCTGCTCCAATATGAAGTGCTCTTTCCGAAATTTTTGCGCGGTGCTCGGGATCACAATCAGCCTTGCGCATTCCCTCAATTACCTTTTTGCGAAACTTGGAATTGCTCCAATTCCGTTTTGTCGTATATGATAACCTCTTACAAGACCGTTTGCAAAGATTTCGTATTCCATCCCCACCATCCGTTGAATTAGTAAGGTTGCAACCCCGCCTCCGCAACTTATATATCCATTGCATCTCAGCGGTCGCAGGGTCGCTCACATCAACCTGAAGAATTACTAGTTGGGGTTCCAATCCCTTCCGTAATAGCAATTGAATCCAACAAATCTTGTGAGTTCGATGTTCTCCAGTAAAATTCTTTGCTTCTTTGATATGTCCTCGGTAGCGGTGCACAGGATTCTTTGAATACCCCACATAACGAATTACTCCATCACGCGGGTCAGTCAAAGCATAAACCGAAGCAGTGTTCATAATTCAGCAGTCTTCTCTAAGACTATCCCAAAACTTCCCGATTCTTCTCATCTACGCCGTCGTAGGCGCTGTTTTCGGGGTCCGGGTGGGGGTAAACTACCCCGACAAGATGAGAGATCGGCCTAAAGCGCTGTAGTATCACTTTGCCATCCTCCAACTTGCCCCTAGCAAGCAAAGGCCAGCGACAACCCAAGCGGCAGGAATGTAAATCAGTTCAATGCCGTACACAAGACATCCAAAACCGATAAACAATAGTACGTCACGCAACTCGATGTTTTTCCAGAAAGTCATATTTCAATACTCCCGAGCTTCGTTACTCGTTCTCCAAGGACTTTCGCGTATCTCCGAAATGACCGAAAACAACTGAGGGGTCTCCCCGCGAACCTTCTCGACAAATGCCAACATGCAAGCCTCAGCCCGATCCGGCGACTTGACGCCCCGTTTACGCATCTCGTCTTTACCCTCAATGACAACCTGACCACGAGCATTGTGCGAATATCGAATCGCTGCTAACTGCCCGATCATTTTGTCGTCATCAATACCGCGCAGATCGCCAACCTGAGCCCGAAGCCGCAGTCCCCAATAATACTCAGCCTTGGCATTCGCAAACTTTTCTTTATTACGCGGTTCGGAACCTACGTTCACCGCGTGGACTACTTTGGCACCAAAAATATCACGTAGGTAGGTAAACATATTCCAACCTACACCGATGCTGTCCACATTCAGTCGCGCTAGATTCTCTTTGAAGGGAGCTAAAGCTGCCACAACACTACCACGCGGATCGGGCTGAGGCCATGCTTTCGTGAGAACAATGCAAGGCCCATCTCGAATTACCAGGACCGTCTCAGCCTCGCCGGGACCGGCTACATCAAGACCTGCACAGTAGATGCTAACGCCTGCTGTTTCCTTCATGCCTTCCCGAACACGAGCACGCTCCAACCATGAGAGCGGAATTAGCGTATCATCACTCTCCGTCGGAAACTCTCCTAAAACCTTGTATTGAAAAAAAGGATGTAGTGGACCCCATTCCTGGAATGTCTCCTTAACCCAACGTCGTCCGCAAAGATAAGGACGTGTATTCTTGTCCAACTCAGACTCATCCAACTCCATCAAGTCCTGCCCATGGCCAACAACAACATTGGCACCGGTCTCATCCTGAAATGTAAGTGATACCCGTTGAAGATTAGGTGTATCAAAAGCGCTGATCGTATAAGTACTCCAATTCGCCCGGTTAACTGTAAAAGCATCATGGAATGGTCCACCGATAATCGCCGGGTTTCCTATAGCCAGCAACCTTGCATCGCCACTAGCCATAAGTCCCTGAATCGCAGACCAGATCTCATTCCGAACACCGGGAGCTTCATCGATAATGATCAAGATTCTCCCACTGCGAAACCCCTGAAAGCGCTCCGTCTCGTTCGTGCTCAAGCCAATCGCGTAGTTTTTCTCACTCAGCTTAATCTCCTTTTCCAAAATATGAGGATACTTAACACGCCCCATTCGCGCGCTCTTCTGCGCGGCGTCGCGGATCTCGCCCCAGAGTACAGTCTTTACCTGAAAGTTTGTAGGCGCTGTAGTAATAGCTATTGCGTCCGGATAAGTTGTAACCCACCAGAGTACCGCTGCCGCGCTGATAAAAGTCTTTCCTGAAGCATGACACGACTTCACAGCCGTTCGTCGGTTGTTAGCAATACTTTCTAGAATCGTAGCCTGCATATGCCAAATGGAATGCCCCAACACACCCCGAGCAAATCCTACCGGCGTTCCGAGACTTTTGGCATCCAGCATTGCTACTTACCAAAAAACTTCAACAATTCCGTGGCGTGAGAAAGTATTAGGGCAGATCCTGCACCACCGAGCACTAACAACACAGGTCGTAGGTTATCTATCCATTGCGTATTCACACGTTTGGAGACGAAGGAAGCGGTCAGATGTTCTGACAGATCAGTTTCTATTTTTTCCACCTCAAGGTTTACCGTCTCCACCTGTTCATGAAGACTATTGTCCGCCTTTTCTACATCACTGCGAAGGGTGTCAATAAGAGGACAAGCCATTCCATGTTGCCGAAGCGATATCTCGTGGCTTAGGAGAGTTTCCTGTTGTTTGGAAACTGCACCATTGATCTTGTCCAAACGCCCAACAACCGACATCACTCCGACATGGATCTCTGCCAATGCAGTAACTGTTTCACGTTCAAACTGGGTCATAAAGTGAAATCCTAAGCTGAATAGCGAAGCTTATTCCCCCTCCGGACCAACCGTTGCAAAGGTATGGCTGAACTCGCTCATTTCGTTTTCGGTGGCGGCGCCTTCGCCTGTTGCGGAGGCTGCCATGTCAGATCCCGCGAGAGCATCCACCCAGGCCAGTCCTTCGAGAGCACCTGGATCTTCTCTCCCAGGGCCTTGTTCGCCTCGGCGATCTGGTCCTGAAGCTTCTTCTCCTCGGCGCCCACGCGTTCTTTCAGGTCTGCGATAGCAGCGCGCGCTTCGTTCGTTTTGTTGAGCAGCGTCATCAGTTCCAGCTTCTGTTCCGCGGTCAGGGCAGTCGGCGCCTTCGCCGATACGGCGGTCTGTTCAGGTTTCTTTTCATTCGGCTTGCTCGCGCTATCCTGCGCGAGTGCCGCAAAGGTCATTGCGAAAATCAGTAGAGTTTTCATTCGTCACCAGAGATTCGAGTTCAGATACCATTGCCAAAACCAGAAGGCCAAAGCCTGCCAGTAAGCAATCCAGAATTCAAATTCCATTTTACTCTCCAATCAGATCCGGCCCGGCTAGAACCAGGATCAGAAGTAAGCCAGCTACGAGCCGAAGAAAGCTGAGTAGTATTAGTTCCATTATGGCGCCGCGCATCCTACCGCAGTGATAAGTCCGCCGCTTACGGTCATGGTCTTTACCGCCGTTCCCGCGCCGCAACTGACAGATGCGCTGAGACCGGCCGCAGCGTTCGGCGCGGTGATGCCAGTGTAGACGAACAGATTATCAACATAGGAACCAAGAAATGTATTCCCAACCGCTCCGAGGCTATAAGAACTCCCGGCGCCAGGCAGGATATGTCCGCTTGCTGTTACCGTTCCACCCACAATCAGATCGGTCAGTGTCGTAATCGTACCATCATTAGCAATCGTAAAATCATAGATAGGAACATTAACCCCAGCCGGGTCAAATCTTACGATCTTGAAATCATAACCATGGTATCCGATCAGGAAACCTCGATCATAGGTAGCGCTTCCGGTATCAAACAGAACAGCGTTATTCGCATCCGTGTCGTTAAATTCCGCTACCGCCTTAGCGTTGATATCAGAAGACACAACCCTGGTGTAACCACTCCCTTTGAGGCCAGAGGAGAAAGTCTGGGTGGCAGTGAAGGTTTGCGCCGCGTCCAACAGCGCCGGATTTCCCCAGATTAGAGGATTGTCCGTGCCGGTCGTTGTCATCATGACCTTGTTTGCGGCACCGGGCGCAGCGGAAGGGAACAGAAGATTGTAGTTTGCTCCTGTAGCTGTTCCAGCGTAGAGATTGACGAAACTCCCGCCTGCCGCTGTCTGAAGCGCGAGAAAGGCTGGAGCGGCACCGATAGTGTACAGCGTGTTCTGCGTGCCGTGGAATGGACCGATCCGCTTCGTAGCAGTGCCGATGCTCAAATATGCCGTAGCGCCTGGATCACTGATAGGCTCGAGCGTGAACGGTCCGCCTACGGCTTTGATCAGTTTGAAGGCGTCAACTCCACGCGCATAGAAGAAGGTATCTCCCGCGCTCGCAGGAGCTGCCTGTAGTCCGACGTGAAAATTGTTGGAACCATCCAACCCCAACGTACTAATCGCGGTCCCAGCAGAATCCTTCCACCGAATATATTTATCATTCGATAGGTCCGCTCCATACAAGAGACTCAAAATCCCGTCGTTGCCAAGCCTCATTCGTTCAGTGCGTGAAGCCGCGCCGATTGCAGTCGTATAGAATCCCAACTCAGTGCCCTTCACTGAATCGGTGAAGGTTTCGGCTGCGCGAGCGGTTATGCTGGCTATGTTGCCATATGAAGTCGCACCGTAACCGCCGATGACTAACCCGCCAAGGTAGTCACCGGATTGAATAGCAGTCGGGCTGCCGATTGTGCCCCGCGCTGAACGAATGATTATCGAAGCGTTCGCGGTGGCATTCGCTTTTGTGAAATAGAAGAAATCCGTATCTGATGTCGCCGCCTCAAAGATTGTATTTGCTCCTGGAGATACACCTAATCCGAACTTTCCAGCATCGGTAATGGTTAATCGTACCTTCGGTGTTACTGACGCCTTCGGAGTAGTCCAGAACAGCAGTTCAGTACCCTTGGCAGTATCACTGAAGGCTTCCGTCGCTCGCCCTTGTATCGCTGCTGAGGCCACGGTTGCCCCTCCCCAGGTCGTTGCTCCATAACCACCGAATGCCAATGTGCCGAGGTAGTCGCCACTCAATAATGCCGTGTAGGATGATGGAGTCCCGCGAGCCGCCCGGAGAACCTGGAATCCTGGGATGGTTCCAGATGCGCCGTATCCCTCTATGTATTGGCCTCCGAGATCCGTCGTATGCCTTAAGACGGATCGCAGGTTCGCGCTATCCCACCAGATCGTAGTATCGTCCAGCAGGCCATTCGCAGCAGCATAAGGGATATACTGAGCGATGAGACCGTTCACTCCACCGCCACCCGCGCAATACCACTTTGTTCCAGCATAAGTGCAGTCTACGCGATCATCTTTCTTAACTGTGACCGACACTGCGATGTTCCCGGCTGCTGTCAGTCCGGTCGGAGCGTTGTCGGTGAAGATGAGGCTGAGTTTACGGCCGATAGAGCCGTGCGTGATCGTATCAATGGGGGTCGCTCCTGTAATAGTGACAACCGGATTTAGTGGAGCGGCGATGGATGCGGCGGAAGCGATTATCGGAACAACGGTATCAACTCCGATGTTCTGGCCCATCACAAAATCAGTGAACGTCTGCCCGCCAGCTGTGTAGTACACCGGCGCTGTCGCCAGGCTGAAATCATTGAGTCCTATTGCCATGCTGGTGGAACCGGATGGAAGATCTAATCCGACGGACATAGTAACCGGGTATGTTAGATTTCTTCCGACTCGATTCCCATTGATAATGACGTTGGTGTAGTTTGCGCCTGGTACCTGCATCCCGACATCGCAATTGGTAAGATCGTTCCCGATCAGTTGCAATCCGTTTACCGTTGCGGAACTTCCGCCAAGAAACTGCATGCAGTACCCATTTAGAAATCCGCTAACCTCAGTATCGGATATTCTGAAGTTGCTGCCTGACATCAGGTTTGAGATACCGTTCTGAACCGTTTCGGCTCCTCCGCCCTGTGCCCTGATGTGTGAACCGGAGATCATGATGTTGCTATTGAAAGTTCCGGATGGATTGGCTCCCTCCATATAGATTCCTGACTGCCCCATGTCATCGATCATCACATTGTCGAACCAGACATCCTGAATAGCATTTACAGAATCAGTGATTAGGTGAGCACCCGCCCATCCGCCTAACCAAGAGTCGAAGATTTCTATTCCAGCCGATCCAGTGATGTGCACTCCGGCCCGAAGACTGTATGTAGCATGCCAGGGATAGGATGAGGTAAAAGAACTGTCGCTGACATGCACGCCGGAAACAGGGCCTCCGCTCACCCCGTCCTTTGTCAGGTCAAGACCGTACCGGGCTGAATGACCTCCCGTACATGGGGCTTCTCCAGTCGGACAGGCATGCTGCCACTCCTGAACGTAACGCACGTTGCGAATCATGGCTGACGATGAATAGACACCGACGCCATCATAACCATTCAACAAATCCAGATTGCGCAATTCCGCATTGATATGGTTCGGATAGATCGCAACATGCGCACCTGACGTTACCTGAAGACTCTGCGGAGATTCACTTGTCAGATCACGTAAAATGTATTTCGCACCCGCCACTCCTCCGGGAGTCCCGAGTTGGAATTGATTACCTGATGTAAATGAGACATCGCGAGCGAGTAACGTAACGCCAGTACCCGCGCCGCGAATCGTGATACTCTGGCTGCTCCCTGCGATGTGATACTTCGTTGTGCCATAGATAAAGTACCGGCCAGCGGGGATCAGAATGTCAGCATTGCCGTATCCGCCCGGTTGACCGGCGGCATTGAAGTAGGCGTGGTAAATCGCCTCGGTTACACCGTTGTCGATGGAACCGATGGTATACCCGGCGGAATAACTGGCAGGCGCTACGAACTTCACAGTCCCGGTTGCGGCGCCAGGGGTGCAGGGAGTGGAAGTCGAAGCCAAACTCAGTACGGTTTTGGTTCCGCCGCTGCCTTTGATCACGAACGGGAAACCAACGGTATCTCCGTCAACTCCGAGCGGACACGGGGTGAGAGTGACTGTTTCTGTGTCTGTTGCTGTGAGCGTCGCGGGCGACGTTGGAGACTGCGACCAATCATAGTCCGTAGCAAGCAGGGTCGTTGATGCCGCCCCGCAAGAAATCCACTGGAAGTTACTGGCGCCGTCAGTACCCCAGCACTGGCCGGCGGTTCCGTCTGAACCTGTTACCGTCATCAGATGATCTGTGCCTGTCGCGGGCGCGCGGAACCCGACAGTGTGACCATCTCCGGTCCGCATCCGGAGTTCACGGCCCTGGCCCCACATGGCGGAAGCGGCGATAAGCAATACAAGAAGTTTTCTCATGTGATTGGTACTCCGTAAAGAGGAACGTTGGCCTGTTCCCATTTTGTCCCATTATAGATCAGTGGGAACTTCGACCAGGTATTAGCATCGGCAGTCGGTTGGGAAAGATTTAGGAATACTACATTCCAGACCACTATGCGGTTACCTGGACCATCTTGGACCAGTCGGATATTTAGCTTACTACCGGCGGTTAGAATCCCACCGGTATAAATCGGCGCTTCAATAGCAGTAGATGCCCGGTCCAAAAGGATCGAATGGTTGATACCGGCAGCCAGATCAACAGTAATAATATCTGCACCGGCATAATCCTGCCAACCGCCACTCGTGGGCGAAACAGTGGAAGGGATGCCCGACTGAGCAATCATCCCGATACCTCCGGTTGCAACGCCCCCGCTGATGTTCCGGATAGCGGTCTTCCAGTCACCGATAATAGCTCCCGTGATAAGGGCGAACTTCCACAATGCCAGACGGTTCTGCGTAGACAGTGACACCGCCTCAACAACGTAAGTCCCCAGAGCCTTTATCTGGGGCAGATTCACGGTAATCCGCTGCCCCGGTGCCAGCCCTCCCCGATAACTCTGTAATTCCACCCGCTCACACATGCGGGCGTGATAATCGGCCAACTGCTGCGCTACGCCCGTCACCGATTCAATCTGCGGAACACCGCCTGTAATCGAATAATGCAAATCGTACTGGCCTGAACCTCCCTCCACCCGCTGCCGAGCCGCTATGGCCACAAAGTTGAACGCCTGCTCCACGTAGGAAACCAATGGATAATAGGCAATAGCAATCGTATCTGTCTCCGACAGAACCGTTCCCCCCACATCCTGCGTAACCGTTGTAGACCCTAAAGACCAATACCAATCCTTTCCGGTACCACTAACCGGGTCATTCAACAACCCTACAGTCTTCTGCATTCCGTTTACTGTAATCATCGGCTCAGTGGCAAGCGGACGTAAAGCGTTGAACTCCTGCGATGAGTCGTCGCCCGAAAAACTATCAGTCTCTAAAATAGATCCTTGGACGTTACCGCGTTCAACCAACGCGGCATTAGCATACTTCTCCCGCGTGATGGTGTTGGACAACTGAAGCAAGACATTACCATCGCTAGCATCAATCACGCTAACATTCCACGGGGCTGGATTGGCAACCGCTCCCTGTGTCTCAAAGTGCAATACCCGAAGCGGTGTCGCATAGTACCAGTAGTTATCTGTCCCATTGCTAATATAGCTCGTCAGCGCATTCAGGGCTGAGTCTATGGAATCATCGGGAGAGAATGAGATCTGAATCACTATTGGTCCATCCACTATACCCGATGTCAGAAAACCCTCATTCTCAACCAGTGCAATAAGCGCTTTGGCGATGTCCCCAGCCTTCATATTGAAGTAGTCGAGAACATTAGCAGCCTTGATCGTATAAGTCACTACCAGCATGTCAACACCCGGAACCAGCAGCGGACCGTTGTCATCTTCCCAGATAAGATTCTGCGTGCTCCACGCTCCCCAATACCATTGCGCCGTGTGAGAAGCCGGGGTGCTAGAATCTGCGTAAGGAGCAAACGTCTGCGGTACCCCGTTCAACGTCACGCTAACCATCTCCACCGGCGCCTGACTCAGAAAGAAAATGCGGTACTGTAATGAATCATAGGGAGGAATGCTCGATGTATACTGTTGAATGGTATCGGTCTGGGTAGGATCAAATGCCACTGTGTTACGCAGCAATCGGTGGGCAAGAATGGATTCCCACGCTACACACTGACAGACTGTCTGCACTGCGGCGATGGTAGAATAGTTGGTCACTTGGATTTGATCGATGGAGCCGCCGAATTGAACGCCGTAAGTGTCATGCGTTAGCAAAACCGCCTGACCTACATCGGGCACGAAAGAGCCATCGAAACTGAATATAGTGAAATTCAGCGTCGGCCGGTTGCTCAAACTGCTCTCCAACGCCATGCTCCCTTCCAACACATAAGGAAGAGTTGATCCTGGAACCTCGTAGGAGATCTTTCGGAAGATAATCGCCTGTCCGCCTGTAACATTGGCCGGCGGGGCCGCAGTAAGAGTTGCCTGATTGGTACCGATATACGATGCTACAGTAGTCCAGAAGGTGGCGAAACTGACCTGGGGACTTCCCCCATAAAGCCCGCCCACCAACAGGATAGGACAACCTACGTCCGTCGGCGCGAATGAGAACCCCGATGCCGGGTCTATAGAGATTGCAGCCCCCGTGACCACAACATAGGTATTGCAACTCCCGAGGTATAGATGTAACGCTGAAGCGTTACCAGGTGTAGGAACGTAACCCATCAGACAAATCCACAATACATCGAAGTGAAATCGGCCCTAGCCCCAATGCCAAAACCCCCTCGAATTCAGCCGTAGACCGCCCCAGAATCGATTGTCAGGCCCCGGATGGACCCCAGATATCCCTTCGGACGGGGATTCGTTATAGCTCGTTTCTGAGCCATTCTGAGCAGTTTTGGCATCTAATCTAGCTTAAGCTCTTGATTTCATTAGGGTTAGAGCTTTGCCCCTACCCTTCGAGCGGCCTTGACCGCCCGGTTCATGATATCGGAAACCAATTCCTGTGTAACGCCCGAAAACTGACAATTCTGAAATGTAACCCCAGACGGACCGCCTCCGACCGTCGCCGCAGCAACTTCGTGGGCCGGAACCACGTACTCGCCCGCGTGTATCAATGCCAACATGTCTTCAGGTACAAAGCCCCCTTCCTTAAACATCGTCAGCGGAGCCCACGCAGCAACTGCGCCGTAGGCAACGCCCGCAGCAGCGGCGCCAAGAGCCGGACCGACAAACGGAATAGCCGCATAGGCAGAGAATGCTTTGGCAGCCGCCAGCGCGGCATAGCTCATCACTTCAGCGAAGTTCGCAGCAAATGTCTGCGCCTTACCAAAGATCAACGTAACGACAAGCGATTCAGCCCATTTCATGATAGCGTTGATAAGCGTCGTCAAAAACATCTCGGCAATCTGAAGACCTACCGCCCGGATGTTCTTACCAAAATTGTGGAAATCTATAATTGCCCGCGCAATTCCCTGACCAAGACGAGAAAACGCCGCATCCACAGTATGCATCATATCCCGATACAGATTGCCGGCGGCGTTGGCCAGCGTATTAAGCGCCTTCATATGCATCTCAAGATTCGTAAGCGCAATGATCTGCCGACTAGCACTGACACCTAGTTCGGCAGCCGATTTAATCTCGTGTTGCAGCTCAACCATTTTGAGCTGATTGATCTTCTCCTGCGCTTCCCCTTTTGCCTCAAGAGCCGCGATATGCTGATGCTCCAGCTCAATGACAAGCGGAAGATCTGTCTTTGCCAACCTGCTAAGACCCTGACTGACCTGTGCCCATGCGGCTTGTACCTGCTGTGCCGAGGTATCTCCGCTCTCGGCTACAACCCGGTAGGCATCAATCAGATCCAACAGTTTCTGTTTTGCCAGACCTTCTACATCCAGACCCAGATTTCTGAATGCCTGGTCAAGAGTATACACAAAAGGAGGTAGATCTTCAAGCTTAGGTACCAGATTGTCAACAGCGGCAGCGGCGGCATTCAAGTCCACCGGCATAGAAGCAAGAAGCCCTGCCGGCCCCGCCGCCATCATTAACTCGTTCATCCGGGCCTGAGCAGCATTGACCTTATTGATGGCCTCGGACATCTCAACCGCTGATCGAGCACCGGTTTCATATCCAACAGTAACTTCCCGCAGTTCCTTCCACGCAGCTTCTAGAATCTCATTCTGCGCTCTCCAAGCAATATTTTCGGAATCCAATATATACCGCAGCGCCTGGGCAGTACTGACCATCGCTCTCGCGGGATCAAAGAACTCCTTCAAAACTCTGTTGACTTCCTTCAGTTCAACTCCCGCATTCTTAGCGGCGGTTTCCAAAGCTCCATGCGCTGAAGCTACTTCATACACCGTTGCTACATGACCTTCCGCTAACGGTTTCCCCGTCCGAAACGATTCGTTTATCTCACTATAAGCAATGCGGGCAACTTCCAACGTCCTGTTAGCCTGTTCCTGATCCGTAGCAATTTTCTTGATCGCCGCCGCTACCTCGTCGCTCAAAGTATTCATAATGACATGAATGCCTAACGACTTACTCATCTCCGCGTTGTAGGCTTTGCGGGACGCCGTCAGCAGCGTAAGAAGTTTCTCATGCTCACGAGCGGTAATAACACCACCAGCCAGCGCCTTACCAAGCAACTCTTCAGCCTTCTCAAAGTCGCCTGTAGTCGCAGCCGCTTTCATCTGCGTAACCATAAACTTCTGAAACTCTTCATCGATGCCGCGACCTTTTTCCCGCAACTCGTCCAACTGCGTTTTTGTAGCTACCAGCGCCGCCACAAACGCAGCCACAGCGAATCCAGCAAACGTCACCGATAGGGCCGTCATCGTAATACCAAGTCCGGCAAACGCTGCTGTAATACTGGGCAAGAGAGCCACAAGGGCTCCCCATCCTATCACTGATCCTTTAACCAAAAGGGTAAGAGGCACAAGCGCAGCCGCCAATGCAGCCAAAGCGACAATGGTATTCTTAATCGGTCCGGGAAACTCCTCAAAGGTTTTCACCAAACTTCGAAGAGCAGGCAAAAACATAGTGTTGACAACCCCAACGACTGTAGTTGCAACTTCTGCCATCGACTTGCCAACGTCCTGCATCACGAATTCCATCTGAGTATGAAAGTTCTGCCATTGCCCAGTAAGGTCCTTCGCTGTCTTTTCCCCCAAACCAGCATACCGCGACATGGCCTTGCTTAACACTTCCAGACGTTCAGACATATCCATAGCTTTAAACGTCTTCCCTGCTTCCGAAGTGGCTACCCCCATAGCATCAGCAAGTTGCTTCATCGAAATCCCCAACATCATCAACTGCCGCCCGCCCGCCATACCGTAGGCCACCATGCGTGACATCATGTTAGAGACTCCCTCAAAGCCGTGGTTAGTAGCGCGGGAGGCATCCGCCGCCAACTCTAAGGCAACTGTGGTTTGCTCGGTTGTCATCCCAAGGTTTCCCATCTGCTGATTAATACGCCGCAAGGGTTCCTCAGCTACAGCCAGCGTCAATGCCATCTCTTTCAACGACTCAATACGCTCCGTAGCAACCTTCGCACTTCCTATCAGAGAAGTCAGAGCCTCGACAGCACGCTCCTCTGACGCCCAAGCTTCTAATGCCGCCTCACCAAACTCCTTCAAACCTACCGTAACTGCCAGAGCAGCGGCCAAAGCGCCAAGCTGGTGGACCATCCTCTCAAGCGCTGATTCGGTTTCAGGAACAGCACGTCCAACAGCCGCTGTTGCTCGTTCCAACTCCTCCTGCGCCCGAGCCAGGGTCTCTGCACTGACTTTGCCCGCGTCAAAGGCGGCGCTAAGCTCATCTACAACTTCTCTCGCGGTCTTCACGCGATCTTCTAACTCTGCTTGTCTATCAATCACCTCCTGAGCGGCCTTACTAAAACCACTTATGCTTTCCGTTGCTCCGTCGGCTGCCGGCTTCATAGAATCCAAAAGTTGCGAAGCCGCCTCAGCCACCTCTTTTCCTACTGTGGCGCTGGATTCGGAAAGCGCTTTCAAAGTATCAGCAAGCGCAACACCGGCTGTAGCATCAGCCTGTAAGACCGACTCAAAAATTCGCAGGTTCCCCTCGGTCAACCCAGACCGTGCCCCAAGCTCCTGAATACTCTCTGCTGCATTCTTGAGCACAGTCGCAGTTGTTGCAGCCTGTTCCCCTACCTGTTTCAAGTTTTCTTTGAAACCGGCAACCTGAACGACGGTATCGCCAAAGTTAGCGCGAAGGTTGACTACTAGATCAGCGAGAGTTTCCACGTTCACCCCAAATAAGGCAGAAAGGCTGCGGTAGTTTCTTGAAAGCTGCGAATATCAGCATCTGTTTGTCCATCTTCTTTTTCATCGGAGACTAGTGACGGAAAGATCTTCTCGGGCGGAATCCGATTGCCCACATGACAAGCGACCAGAGCGTAAAAACGAGCGTCCCACAGACGTTGCTCCAACTGCCATTCAATCAACAGAAGACAAAGTTGACGCAGAGTCAACTGACCGGCAGCGGTTCGGCTTAGTCGAAAACGTCCGCAGGCAAGTCGATACCAGACGCCCCACCATCGCTCTTTACCAATACGCCCACTTTCGGAGCCATTGTGGGCGCTCCGGATTCCCCCATTTCTTCCTTCGTAGGACTGTTAGCAGTCTGCCCCTGCAGGAAGGACTTGAAAATGCTCGGGATGGAGGCCGGAGTAATCAATCGCCCTACCTGGTGAATTGTGAGAGGCCACTGCGGAACTCCGTCCGCTCCATACTTATGAAGAGACGCCCATAGCAGCGCTCGCAGATCCCGCATGGAGACAAACTTGAGAACCTGAAAAGGATCAACAACGTCGGCTGTGGAAGGAACTGCTTCTCTGTCAAACTTCCGTGCCTGTTGCAGAGCTTCTAGAGCAGGCTTGAAGCTCTCAAACAAGGTCGCCAGCGTATCCAAAAAGAACTTGCCGGTAGCCTCCTCGTAAGCAACCATCGTATTTGCATTAAAGCACATCATGTACTCTTTACCATCCAGTACAATGGGGATGATAGTTTCGGCGATCACGTTTCCTCCTACGCCCCGACGATGGCATCGGTGATTGCCAGTTCAATCTTTGCGGACAGAACGTTATCCACCGGTGCTGCAAACGAATGGTCGCCGATGTAGGCAGAGAAGGTGAGCGTACCCGAGGCGCTGGGAAAAATCAACTGGTAGCCACGTTTGGTCAACGCCACCATCAGACTCCACAGACCGGTCGCAAACGCATGGGTCACGTCGGCGCTATCGAAGTTAACCTCGAACGTCACATTGCCGGCATCAATCAGTACTGCCAGTTTCTTCCGCCAGAATCCGGCGGTGTCGTGTGTAGTAATGTCCACAATGTGCGGCTTGGCAGTAGGGCCAGCAATGGACCGGACCTGACCGATAGTCGCATAAGTTGTTGGTGACGCGGCGTTACCCAACTTTAATTGGGAACCTTTCGCTGTAGTTATCGCCATAGCTTTCTGTTGCTCCTTTGTTTGTTGATTGGTAGACCTGCCACTCTATCCAGGCAGGACCACTTTGACTTCTTCTTCCCGGTTTTCGTAGTTCGGCAGGTATTCCAACTCGATACCGACTTTACGAAGGAACCGAGACACATCCGTAGCCGTCGCAGTACCACTTTGCAGTCGTTGTTGCCAATAACGCAGCTCCGGTCGTAACTGCGCCGCGCGATAAACGTTTGAAGTGATATCGATTAGAATTGCTAAACAGCGCTCATCGGCCCGCAAACTACGAATTCCAGCATCCGGTTTGACTTGGATATCAAAACACTGCAACATTGCCCGAGCCGCATGCAAAGCAGCGGCCGAGATACGATGAGGACTTGATTTGCCCGGAGCAGTGGACGGGGCGTTTTCAGCAAGGAACATATTACCGATCCAGTTCCCAGTCTCTGAAAAGACCTTCAGTTTCAGGAGCAAAACGAGGTTCTGTATCGGTGTGAGAAGTTACATTGACCTCTCGTTTAATCTGTTTTCCGCCGGAATCAAAAAGAGTCGGCATCGGAGGAGCAACAGGCTTCGCTACAGAATGAATGCTTCGAACATGGTCGTCCATTAAAGACAAATCATAGGTATCGTATTCGCACTGCGTTCCGTCAGGCCAAGTCTTGTTGCAGAGATAGCGCGTCTGCCCACACCAGATGAAAGTCTCATATGTTATGGAACCTGCCATTTTCCCCTCTTACCGAACGCCATCCCGACCAAACCAAGCCAGAAGCATCGCCAATACCCAAAAGAGCTTTTTCATCGCGCCTTCATCACCCGCCAGTTGGATGTAAGATTCGGACGCCCGTTGGCATCGTTGAATTGCAGTGGTCCCTGTTGCATGGCCTGAATGTAAGCGTAACCCACCAACGGGTCAGGACTACCTACCAGACCGGCTTTGGCGTCCTGAAGCGCATCGAAGATTGCCTGCCATTTTGCATAGGCCGTTGCATAATCCAAACGACCGGCACGCACACGGGTTTGGAATGTCAGTTTCAGATTCTCACGTCCCAACGTATCGGCCGAGTATCCACCGGTCGAAAACACAGCAACTACCTGCGCTTGATCATCAGGACAATAGCCAATATAGCAAGGCCAGCCTGTAGCTCCGCCCACCAGACCCTTAGCCGTCAGGTAATCCCTGATGTTGTCAAGCAGCATTGTGATTTACTTGACTACAACCACCGGCACCGGGTCCTTAGGACGCATTGTGGTACCAAAGATTTTGAGCCAATGGATTTTGCCCTTGGCATCCCGCCAGCCAATTGACTTCGCATTTTTGATAAACGTGTACTTACTGCCTGTCTCCAGACTAGCCCCGCAGCCTTCGGTTATCCAAAGCACATCGGCCAATTCAATCGTGTACAGGCATCGGTGCATCCCTAACGTGCTTACTGTATACCGACTGAACACCAAACCCGTTTCCTCCCGGGCGTCGGCAACGATAGACAACACCCCCAACAGAAGCAAGAATCCCAAAAAGATACGCATGTTCATTCTCCTCTGCCAGATTATACTGGATTATAAAACTCCGAGCACACGTTTGATGCTATCTAAAATTCGGCCTGGCAATTCGCTTTGTCGGTCTTTCAATGGATTCTCCAAAAACTTCGGTCCGCTGCCCGGCTTCGACCAAGCTACTACCGGGTCCAAATTCTCATGCACATATACAGCATAGCCAACGGCCTCACTTCCATAACCCAGATCAATAGCCACACCCTCTTCAGTATCATAAGCAAACTCCGGTGTGACGCCCGGAGGGGTATGTCTGCCTACATGCCCACTGTTCATCAGTGCACTTGTGTCTACCGGGCAGACTTCTTTGGACGCCGCCATAACCTCTTCGGCAAACAGATAAAGCCCCTGCTTAGCGGCCGTCCGCACTTTGCCCATGTCCAGTTTGTTGCCCAAACCACTCAAGTCGAGCGTAAACGTGAAATCATCCACTGGCACTCCCCATCACGACTTTTACATACTGGTCGCTTACTTCGTCCACATGCCGTTCGATATTGAGTATAGGAGGAAACGGAGCTGCATCCCCTAGGATGTAGACACAATCCTCGTAACCAATATTAGGAGTCGCCAAAATGATGATCTCCGAACTAGAAACGACTTCAGCACCTTCACCACGAACACGAGCCTGTGCTGGAACACGAGACTTCTTGTAGATGCGCCGCCCCGTGAAAGTCTGTGCTGCGCCATAGACCGGTTTCCCGTAAGCGTCACGTGACGCCAATGGTGTCCATACCACAGTCTGTGGACACATGTCCATGAAATCATCGACAAAGCTAGACACGAGTTGTCTCCAAGAGCGATTCCAAAGATTGAAATGGCCAACACTTCAATCCAGACTCCGGTGTAGCATTGATCACCTCAACTCCAATTTTAGCCAGCGGCTCTACCAGTGAATCAAAACAGGGCAGCATTGAATCGCGAATGACACTCTCGAATCCATCAGGGCGTATCTCATCATGCCAATGCGTACGGCCATTAATAGCGCGCATGTCCACGCCCAAAAGCACAATCCGCCGAACGTCGTAATGCACAGCCAGATTCATCGCCTGATAAGTACTGTTCGACCCATGACGCAGTCCCAACGGGGCCGTCTCCAATCCAAGCTGCCCAGTCAGCCGCAAATAATGAACTTGCGGATGGCCCTGAAAAGCTGGGCTGCTCGTCACCCAGAAGCCCCGATAAATCATTTCGTGGAAGCATACGGGTGAAGCCGGAACCGTACTTATTGAACGAAGGTTCTTGGCCATCTGATACTGCCACCAATGCTCATCACAGAAATAGAAGACCGATGCCCAGGGTGCCAACCGCCAACTGTCATTAATAGTAATCACCCGTCCATGACCCCGAAGAACATCAGCATCGAATCCTCGCAATGACGGGCCGCCGGCAAGGATAAAGCAGGTTTCATCAGGCCATGATTTAGGTACTGACCAAAGCATCTCTTTCCTCACTTATACGGAGAGTTTCCGCTACAACCTCTACCGTCTCTGATAAATCTCCGTTGATGAAATGAACTCCTGAGCACGCAAATGCACCCTGATAGATCGGTAAATTCCGCATCAGCACCGGCATTCCCCAGGCCAATGCTTCTCGGGGAACGAGTGGTGACAACTCCGAGGTGGAGGTAAACAGCAGCACATCCATCGCTGCGTAGAAGCGGTCCACATCATTACGTTCACCCCAGATGTTACAGTTGACAGGACGGATCTTCATCAACGGTTCCCAGTAATCTGAAAAATTTAGCGCCTGATTCCCAACAAAATGGAACTCAACAGCCGGCAACTCCCGCGCGATCTCAAAAGCTTCACGCTGATTCTTGCCTGGTGTAAAGAGCCCAACGTTAAGTACATGTTTCAGATCTGGATCTAGACCCAGCGAGGTCAGAGCTATCGTCCTATCGGGCCGTACCTTCGGAGAGACTGAATATTCAGCAATCGAACACGGTATGAGCGGGTGGGCTTCTCGGCACAGATCAGCGTGATGTTGACAAACAACGACAAACGCATCGGGTATCCATCGCTTTGCTCTTGGATCGAAGCTACTGTCGTGGGATGTCTCGACAAGGCGGTAGCGCCTGTCGTTACGGTAAAGCACTTCACAAGCAGGGTTCGGAAGGAAGTACTCAGCGTGCTCTTGTAGGTGCACGATGTCTGGATTGAACTCAGTTAGCATCTCGGACAGCGCCGCCACACGATTCATGTGTCCATGGAATGGATGAAGGATGCCCATATCCTCGATTTGCTTCCTCTGCACCACGAAGTCCGACCCGTAGTAGTTCCATTCAACCACACACACTTCGGCCCCGACCGCGCGCAGGTCCCGAACACAGTTGAGCGCATACTGCGGAAGTCCGCCGGTGGAGAGATGCGGAACGATCTCCAGCACCCGCCAAGGATGAATGCCTAGAACTTCCGGGAACTGGGTCACCCTCTGAGGCATTGCTTCCGGGAACTGGGTTGCGCTCCGGGGCATTGGCAGAGCCGAGTTGATCGCGTCCTTCACCATCTCGACTGTAATTGCCTTGGTGCATTCGAAGTTCTTCTCACGTGGACACCATTCGGGGTCGGCTCGGTTGAGTAGATAAGTCGTGTCGTTGAAGCACCCGTGACATACGGACTCATTGATGACTCGGTAGCAGTCCTGCATCTCCACGTAGCGTGGGGTCATTCCGGATATGAGCACGACAGGGACGCCAAGAGCCCAAGCAACCCAGGCGAGGCCCGAGGATACACCGATGAACAGATCCGCGTGCTGAATGTTTCGGATTGTCTCCTCAATAGGCCGATCGTTCCAGCGCAATACACCGCCAAGGTGAGTAGGTTCCTTGCTCACGGAGGCTACAGAATAGCCCATGGTAGATAGGTAATCGGCAATAGCCTGCCACTTGTCTTGTGTCCACTGCTTCCCCACGTACCCGCGCGAGTAAGCGCGCTCGGCCTGGCCAATGACTTGAAATGCCGAGAACTCAGAGAACGCGACATACTTCTCTTTGGGGGCAGGCAAATCAGAGGTGTAAATCTTCGGCCGAATCTCCCGGTAGTCCAATCCCAATATATCCGAAGCCACCTTTTGTAGCGGTATAGTACGCCAAGGAATGCGGTTGCGGTGGCCTCCGTCCCCATCCCAAGCCCCAATGAGGTAAGTCGCACAGTAGCTTTCACGCTGGGCTTCACCTGGGTTGTAGAATGTGATTTCCGGGTAGGCAGACTCAAACAAATCCTTCCAGAATGTCTCAACCTCGACTTGGCAACCACATTGCTGGCGCAGTTCATCGGCATAGGGCATCCAGGCCACTGTGTCTCCCAATGCGGAACTAGTGAGCACCACGAGCACACGCTTGCCCCGCAAGTCCATCTCGTGACGCAACACCTCGACTCCGTTCTCCGTCACTGTGACTCGCCAAGGGATGCGATACCTCGGGTTCGCGGCGGCATAATAGCCCGGTCCGATGGTCGTCGTATAGACATTCTCACCAGTCGCCATGTTGTCAAATCGGACAGTGCACTCAGTCTTAGAATCCTCACTGACGCGGACAAATGCTCCATCATTGAACAGTAGGCGAACCTGGCTACCACCCGGAGTAACGACCGCCCGAGGAGGCCCATCCGACTGCTCTCCCGAGAGCGCAGCAATGACTTCGGGAGGGCCAGCGGCAAACATACCGATCCGAACAGCAGGGTTACCCAAAGACATCACGTCAAAGAATGGAAACTTCGTGCGGAGTAACTTCCTGAACGCCGCATATCCACCATCGAGGTGATACTCGCCTACAATGAAGCCAATTCTGTTGGCAGCGACGAAAGAACTCATCTGCTTGACAATCTCCACTTCGCTGCCCTCGCAGTCAAGCTTCAACAGATCGATATAGACAGCTTCCTCAGCCACGTTTTCCATCGTTACCGACGGCACACCGGTCTCGCTTATCTCTCGCTCGCCGGCCGCTCCACCAGGAAGGGCATACACACCCTCCTTGGTGGTCAGAATCCCGCCCCCAGTCGGATAACCTCTGTGTTCCGCAAGCACAGTCTTCTCGGGTTCGTAAGAGACCGCCTGCCGCCGGACCTGAACACTCGTTCTGCCGTTCGCCCTCATGTTCCGCTCATACAGAGAGGCAGATTGCCGGTTGGGTTCATAGACAATTAAGTGACTCTCAGGCCACAACGATTTCGCCAGCAACCCGAACGTCCCGATGTTTCCACCCACATCCACAATGGTCTCCGGCTTCGGGATCAGTTTGGACAATTCCCTCAAGCAGTAGCAGTCGTTGATGATCACCTCATCCACAACGTAGCGGTCGCGCTCATGCGGCAACTGAATCACCATCCCATCCGCTTCAGTAACACAGGACCGAAGATGCTTGTACCTCTCATGGATCATGTCAGTAAGCGCCTGTTGGCAATCAGCCAGTTGGTGCACAACTGAGGCGGAATGAAAGCGGTAGTGAAAAAGGGGTTTCTGTACCACAGCTACCTGCCATCCTGCCAGCATGATTTTGATCCAGAGATCCCAATCCTCGTGCCGCTCCTGCTCGTCAAACCCACCGGCCTCTGACCACGCCTGTTTGCGGAACATAGAGGCGCAGAAAACCGGGTTGGACTGGAACATGTCGATAAGCGTAATCCTGTCCGGTGGGTTCCAGCTATTCTCCTGCTCACCGAAACACTGAATGCCAGTGGAGACCAACCCGACACATTCAGTTATCTTCGCCCGGCATTCCTCGATGTACGTGGACGCAATCCAGTCATCCGAGTCAAGGCAGATAATATACTCTCCAGACGCGGCCTCGATCCCTCTATTCTTAGCAGCCCCTTGGGTGCCCGTAGCCTGCAATACCTTTACCTGAGGGTAGCGAGCAGCGACTTCCAAACTGTCATCAGTCGAGCCGTCATCCACCACGATGATCTCCTGCGGCAGCACGGTCTGCTTCAAACAAGACTCAATTGTCTCTGCTAGGTAGCGACCATAGTTCAAATTCGGGATCACTACGGTAACCGCCGCCCCCTCCCTGGCGTTCGCCTTGAACACGTAGGGAATATTCACGTGTGTCGAGTCCACATTGGAGAAGTCCATCGCCTCCACGTGTATCTTCTCACCATACAGGAATCGCCCATTGAGTTCTTCCGCACTACCGCCCATTGACTTCTGCGGCCATGCCGTCTGCACCACGTTATGTGGAATGCCAACTAGGCTATTCCACTGATCGTAAACGACTTCCAACTGCCTACCCCTGCGCTGCATGGCAGCCTCCAATCGGTTCGGACAGTCAAAGTCAAGATCCGCTATCAGCGGCAGAATTTCATCAGTGCGTAATACATGACCATCAAGCGAGTAGGAGTAACGGAAATTCTCGCTACCCGGAGATTGAGGAGCATCCGTATGCCAATCACGCACAACATTCAACCCTAAACGATAAGAGAAGCACTGCCCTAAGTTCAGACGTGGAACCACGGGAGCCGACCGATAGAATACATCATCATCTACAAAAAAGACGGTCTGCTCGCATGGTTCAATGAGCTTCAGCAAGCTCCCCTTGAAATCGTCCCCCTGCAAGACAAACTGAACACCCTTATGACCTTGCATCAAGACCTGATAACCTTTGCTGTAGTTAGCCCCCGTAGCAAGATACAAAACTTTCACTGGAAACAGGTCAGGAGCGAATCGTTCCATGCTGTTCAACAGCGCATCCAACTGCATCGCGCGATTCTTGGAGAAGATAATAACGTTCGGCTTCAATGCTTTCCTCCGCAACAATATATCGTCGTAGTCCTCTTCGACCACTTCAAAATCAGGGAGCATGGCCAGGAACTCGTCACGCAATGCCTGACCCTCATACATCTCGATCTTGTAGGACTCAACAAAGATCCAGTCGGTCTGGCCGAGAATTTTCCGGCCGCCCCTAACCATGTCCTTCTCAGCACCTTGGATGTCCGCCCAGAGCAGATCGATGTGGGAGATTTCGTGCATCCATGCTAGATCATCCAACGTCAAGCAAGACACAATCACTGAACGGTCAAAAGTGATCTCAGGATGAACCGTCGTGTGCAGTTTCGGCTTGCGAATGGAACTGGAGCGGGCTGTCTCGATGGCACTTTCATCCCCGGACAGGTAGAAGTCGATATCGCCACCGTGGGAAGCGACAGCCACGGAGAGTGGGTAGATGCCAGGAACCTCCCGCAAGATTGGAAAATGCCTCGGGTCAGGCTCAACAGCGATATAGACTGGGAAGCCATTGCAAGCTGCCCGCAGCCAACGTGTATCTGCACCTTGGTGTGCCCCCAGTTCCACAACCACCGGGCTGTTCAGTCTGGCCAGGATCTGCTGAATGCGGGATTTGATCATATGAAGATGATACCGGAACTGCGGGCTAAGTCAAGAGTTTTTTCAGGCGTTGTAGATTCAAGCCAACCCGTCCACAGTTTTGACGGCAGCGACGGCCAAGCCGTAAAAAGTTTTCACGCTTGCTTTTACAAGATCATTGATGGTTTTGAGGTTGCCGCCCGCCGCCGGGATGAAGTAGCGGCGGTATTGGGGGACGAGGATGTTTGAGTATGGATCATTGTACAGACTGAGAATTTCTTTAGAACTTAACACCCGGTTATAGACGCTGACATCTCGGATCTGTCCGGCCCAATATGCCGCAACGGCTGCACTCCATCGACCCATGTTAAATGACATTACATCGTTAGAGGTGTTCGTTGGATTCGCCGCGAACATGATGCCGTTCACACTCATGTACCCTTCCGCAGCGGACACGCGGCTCAACGAGATGTGAGTCCAATTGGTGGTAGTTGGGACACCAGAATCTATGTAGATGTTTGCCTGATATACCTGGACTGTTCCGTCCCTGTTGGGAACGATCGCTCCATCGGGAATACCGCTACTATCGCCTAATCCTAATGCTCCACCGACACTTGAGCCCGTCGAGGCTGGCTTACAGTCCACAACTAGTGTCCATCCATCCCGAGGCAACGGCAGCGTTCCGATCACCACGCAATCGTCGCTCCCATCAAAGTCAAGACAAAACCCTCGACTGGACCCGACCCAGTCGGTTGCTGGGTCCATGCCAGTTAAAGTGCCAACATCACCTCGGACTACATTCAGCAAAGAACTACCTGCGCCCTCATTGATCAGCCATCTACCAACCAACCCTCTCGACATCGGATGCCCCAGGTCGATCATCGAACCTGGGGGAGGTTTGGTGTAGCCACGGCCTGCGCGGGAATAACTCATCCGATGGAGTCTCCAGTATTCAGGTGAACCTTAATATGAACGTCGGCTCCAGCCGCTCCTTCGTGGCGGAAGATGACAGCGATACGTTTGATACCAACGCTGAAATCTATGGCACAGATGAACCGCTCGGCGTCGTTCCAGATCACATCGGAACTGTCTTTTTGATTTGTCAGCCCGCGAGCCAGCCAAACAGCTATTGGTGGACCTGTCGGAACTATCTTGTCACAGTCGGCCCATTCGGAGTCGGCCAGAGTCCCGGTATCTTGGATGTAGAGAATATCTCCAGCGACGAACCCGGTCGTGGATGCGACAACCAATTCTGTTTCCCCAGCAGGTTCCGTAGCCGTCATCGCTTCGGTGTCGGCAGTAGAAACCTGTGCTGTGAATCGGGCATACTCAACCCAATCTTCATCACCCGCTTCCGCTGCGGAGTACTGGACGATAAACGACCCTGGATTAGTATTAGCCGCGGCCTCGACCGAGGCGTGGAACATGGACAGTATCCCAGCCAGCTTCGTAGCGACGTTGATCGCCGCGCTGAAGACGCTGTTTGGATGGGTCACGGCCTGATGAGCGATGACTACCGTTCCCGCGGTTTGTAAAAGTGATGCCATGTTACACTCCTATCGTCAACCCGTACCACTTGTAGATGCAGGCTATTTCGGCCTTGCACTCGTTGATGAGAATGTCGGCCATTCCTTCCACTACCGCCGCTGAACCACCGCCACTCGACATGGCGCGGATGCTGGTGTGCAACTCGACAATATCACCCGCAACGATGGTTGCTTTCTCGGCTGCCGTGATCTGGCCCGGCCCCGTACCCTCAACCATCGACGTGCTTCCCATCCGTCCACAGGTGAGCATGACCGACTTCCAGGTCTTGGCCGCGCTATTCGATCCGCTTGGGCACGGGAAGTGCAGGATCACCCTATAGTCATCTGAGCCCTGCTGCTCCATGATGTGAATTTTTGCCATTTGTCTCTCCTATTTCTCCGGCATCGGCCGGTTTAGCCAATTTCCATTAACGTCAGTGGACTCACGTATGGGTAATCCAAGAATTGTCGGGGCTGAAAAACAGTGCGTCAGCCGTAAGCGCCTGACCGATAATACGAATGACAACATCGGTCGTAGTCGGCTGTATGCTCGTAACGTTACCGGCTGTTTCTGAAACGTATACAGGGGCACCTATTGTCATCGTCGGGAATCGAGCATCCGCCCGCACCTCGCCCCACAGTAGCATCTTAGTGGCTGATCCGTCTCCCGCCGCCGCCAACACACAGATACCAAGCAGATTGCGAGAGTCACCAGCACCTGCCGCCGCCGCATTGGCATCTGTCAATTCCCATCGGGAGTCGGCGGTTTGCAAATAACACAGATCGCCAAACACCAATGTAGCTCCGGCTGTTCCTGAGATCACAATCCCGGAGTATTTCCCGTCGGCTGATAGAGATGAATCCAGCGCTAGGCCCGTGTTCTCGCCGAGATCGAGTTCGGCAGCGAGAGGATTGGCGGAGGACGTTCCACTAGTACCCCCAGTCCCTCCAGTACCTGCTGTCCCAGAGGTCCCGCTCGTTGAACTAATTCCTGAAGTACCGCTTGTTCCAGTAGTACCCGAACTGCCCGATACGCCCGTAGTTCCACTTGAGGCACCCGTTGTACCTGATGTCCCCGAAGTTCCAGATACCCCCGATGTGCCACTTGTTCTTGACGCGCCCCCAGTGCCTGACGTACCGCTACTCGCGCCTGTTGTACCCGAAGTCCCCGCTGTCCCCGAAGTTCCAGATACCCCTGTTGTGCCGCTCGAAGAGGCACTAGTGCCGGATGTACCGGCAGTACCTGAGGTGCCCGTTGTCCCACTTGAAGATGCCGAGGTCCCGCTGGTCCCCGCCGTCCCACTCGTCCCCGATATACCCGTGGTACCGCTACTCGCTCCAGTCGTGCCAGAAGTGCCAGCGGTTCCTGAAGTCCCTGAAACACCAGACGTACCACTAGATGCTCCCGTAGTCCCCGAGGTTCCTGCCGTCCCCGAAGTCCCCGTAGTTCCGCTCGACGCTCCAGTTGTCCCTGATGTTCCCGAAGTACCTGACACACCTGTTGTGCCACTGGAGGCTGCCGATGTGCCCGAGGTACCCGCAGTTCCGCTGGTCCCACTTGTGCCTGAACTTCCACTTGACCCGGCAATCGAAATACCGGACGTTCCCGACGTGCCCGTAGTACCGCTGGAAGCCCCAGTAGTGCCAGAAGTTCCGGCAGTCCCGGAGGTTCCTGTTGTCCCACTGGAAGCTCCGGTTGTTCCCGACGTGCCTGCCGTTCCCGACGAACCAGGCACACCGGGTGCTCCAGAAGCACCACTCACCCCCGAAGTTCCACCTGTCCCGCTTGTCCCCGAGCTTCCACTAGAGCCGGAGATAGATGTACCTGATGTACCCGAGGTTCCTGTCGTACCGCTGGAAGCCCCCGTAGTTCCGGAAGTGCCGGCCGTGCCTGAGGTACCACTGCTGCCCGACACACCTGATGTACCACTAGAAGAAGCTGAGGTGCCTGAGGTTCCGCTCGTTCCAGACGCGCCTCCGGTCCCGCTAGTTCCTGAACTTCCGCTGGAGCCGGCAATAGATGTTCCAGACGTTCCCGATGTGCCAGTAGTACCACTGCTCGCTCCAGTTGTGCCCGAAGTGCCGGCTGTACCTGAAGTTCCCGATGCACCCGTGGTTCCGCTACTTGCACCTGTTGTACCAGATGTCCCGCTAGTTCCCGATATACCAGATGTCCCACTTGAGGCACCAGTTGTGCCTGAGGTCCCGGCTGTGCCTGAGGTCCCAGCTGTTGAAGAAATACCTGAGGTCCCCGCAGTACCACTACTCCCAGGAATAGTAAGCCCACTGGTTCCAGATGAGCCGGAAACACCAGAACTTCCCGAAACGCCCTGCGGCCCAGCAACGCCTAGTTCAAGAATCACTACCGGCGACTCGTCTATTTCAATTGTCATTGGCATAAACTAAGGAGCAATCCCAAGCTCTAGCGTAGCCTGCCCTCGTAAGAGAGCATCAATCACGATACCATCCGGTGAAGTCACAATCAGTTCATGAACTGCCACTGTGAAATCCAAAGCCTCCGAAAGCGCGGCAGAAATTGTAACAACAATATTAGGCGCAATAGCAGCCAAGACAAGACCGCCTCCAGGCAGACTGGTCAATGTCAAAAGAGATGAAGAGTCATGACGATTACGAAACGTCCAACGTGCGCTGTGGGTACTATAGTTCACAACCACCCCATCAATCCTAACCGTAATCTGACGAGACCAGGTTTTACCCTGGTAGATGGTGAAGTTGTACACGCCCGGAATCATGGTTTCTCCTCCCAGCATCGAGATTGATCTTTTTCCACGCGAGTCATGTCATCTATCTAGATAGATCCAATCGCAGGAAGAAAATTACGATAATTACTGCAACGATAATCAAGGCGGCAGTTTCCATCACTTGCCGAGCTTACCTCTGGCTTTGCCATTCATCCTTATTTCTCCGGCGGCGGCTCAGTCGGCGTCCACGGCGAAGGGAATTGCTTCATGTAAAGTTTGACCGCGAACAGAGCGTTAAATACTGCTGTGCCGATGACCGGCTCCCAGAAATCCCAATCCAAGAGGTAACCTCGGTAGTAACCAGCCACCCCGGTGATCGTCAGCGTGCTCAGACTGCCCAGAGCAGCCGCTACCAGCCCATGAATCCAACGCTTCCAGGTCATTTTAGTAATTCTCCGCTGAACAACCGCTTCAGCCCGATTCCGGCGTCGATCCAGAACTTGTCCCAAGCCACTCGGTCGGACATCACCTGATCCGAGAAGCGTTTCCCCTGCTCAGTCTGGAGCCAGCGGAAATACTCAGCAACTGCTTCTGCCACCGCCCGGATGGTTTCTAAGATAGCTACGGGAGTCATGTCAACCTGCTACAACCTGGTACCACATCCAATTTCCGAATGGTCCGGTTTGAGCAACCAGTTTCACTCGATAGCCCTCAGCGGTCGTTATAATTGATCCGACGGACATCGTGTCTTTCGGTCCCCGATGGAAACGATCTGTATAACCAGGCATCTTGGGTCCCAAGTCTGCGACGCCGGCCGGAAGCGGCTGGCCGCCGAAATCCGGTTCCAGAATATAAACTTCGGCGCGATCATCGCTCAACTCAATCATGACCGGATTTACATCATTTGAACCGACCCGCCAGAACAATGGAGGCAGTGGTCCGGCGGGCCATCTCTCCCGCTCCAACGGACCATAGTATCGTTCGATTCCAAGTTTCCATGCCTCGCACGCCTGGATATAAAGCGAGTATGCTAGATCATTCAAACTCGCCGCATGACGGACACACATCACCCGATAGGATTCAACAGTTTCACGCTCAAACATGTCTCTTCTCCTTAAATTCCTCTTTTAGCCAATCCGCAAGCGACTGTCCGCTACACTCAGGATGTGCCCGCAATCGTGCCCACATAGCCTCCAGCACCTCCAAGACAGCCTGCTGGTATCCTTCGTCCCTGCCTTCTGTATAGGTTTGGCTAAAGCCACTCATTGATACAACAGGTGTTACCTGCTCACGCTTTCAGAACTGACTCAATCTCTTCAACTCCCCCAAGAGACATACAACGTCCCACCGCCTGTGCTCTGGATCACGGAAACCTTCTCACCAGCCGTAAACTGAAAAAGCTCCGGAACTTTGGCGGGCAAAAACATACAAGTGTTATCAGCTACCGGCGCCGCTCCGAAGACCACAAAACAATCCACCGTGCTGACCAGCCGTACAGCATCTGCATTGATAGCTACGCTTTCAGCATGCGATGCTCCGACAGATACTGAAAGGGTGTTTGCCGGCGTGACAGCCGGGTGCATGATACGACGAGTGTAATTCATCTTACTCCTTTGTCCGCTTACTAGAACAGGATCACAATCCTGTAGTGGAATCGGTATTCAACGGAGCCGCTTGATTCATACCATCCGTTTTAGCTGCTGGACGTACTCGGTCGGCATCGGCATCCTGCGCCCGTTTCTCCGCCCATGACAACCCGCCGGCATAGGGAGTCACAGCAGCCAATGCAGCACGCGCCCGAAGCTGGCGGGCCAGCTCCTTATACTGTGAATGACGATTAGAGTAGGAGATCGAAAGATCCCCTACACTTTTTGACTGCGCTATCTGAGCAAACTTCCCCAGAATCGCCTCGGCAGCAATAGCCGCAGCAAGCAGAACATTGGTTGGAGACTTTGCGGCTGCATAGAAGATCTCCTCATCGCTTAAGGTCCAAGACTGCGTGGAAACGGTATCGTTGATAAGAAAGCGGATTTCGTCAAGAGGACTGCTACTTGGATCGCCGGTGTAAGTCCAGCTCATATCGATTGCTCCTTATCTTCTTTCTTCTCCTCGGCATCGGTCAACATCTTCCTAAAGATTTCGACCGAGATTGCCCCATCCTCGCCTGTGCCTGAGTGTTTCAGATCGATAGGCGCGTCCAGTCCGCGCAGCCGGGATAATCGCTCGGAGATCTTCAGTGCTACTTGTACTGCCTTCACATCGCCCCGCTTGACCTTGGGCGAGATGTGACTGAGCAGCTTCCGGCAGCGTTCGATCTCCACCTGTCGCGCCCGGGGGATTTTCTCTTGGAGCTCGGCATCGAACCGATCCAATAAACGCATGATGATATTGTAGGCGGTAGTATATGAGACACCAAGCTTCCTACCGACATCCAAATAGCTCAAACCTTCCAACCGGAGATCCAACGCTTTCTGCTCCAGTATCCGAGATCTTAGATACCGGGCTGAACCCGGATTGAATGGACGGTTATCCCTAGTACGTTTGGCTGCTCGCTTCACTCTCGCACTGACGGGGGAGCTTGCTTTGCCCACTGATTTCAGCAGTATTTTTCGTTTATCCATCAATGAAAACCGTGATCAAACCGAAAAGGGGCCATGGCAGGCATGCTGCACGGGTTGGTCCAACGGCAACCCCAACGGCCCCTGTTGTGGTAGAACGATCCAGCAGTGGAGGGTCAAGCTCCGCCATGATCTGACTCCTACCGACACTCATTATTGATTCCGTTGACCCACTCATCGAGAAATTCACTAACAGGAGATACCACTGATTGTTGTTTGCTCATTGGAAAACTTTTGAAGGAAGGAAAACTCAAATGCGGGGGATGGAGCGATGCCGGATCCCCCGCGCCAAGCTGCATGTCTGGTCGTATTCTTAAGCGGCCAGCCCGCCTGCCGCCAAGGACGTTCCGGACATGTGCGAAATTGTTGTCATCCCTAAATTATACTCCGACGCCCGCCGCAGACCCATAACAGGTCCCCGCCGCAGACATCTGTCTTCTGTGAAACACTCTTCCATCTGTTCTTGTTCTGCTTCCCAAAGAGTTGGCCCTCGCGCCCAGAACCGGATCTTTACCATTGACGCAAAGGCTCCGACCAACAGAAACAGAAGCGCAACCACTGCTACAATCTCCATCTGTTTGCCTTCTCCTTTCCTGACTGCCGTACAACTATGCCGAGATTATACTGAATTCGTTTCATGAATTCTAACATTTTTCCTGCCAGTCTTTACCGCTCGGGCGTGGAAAAGAAGAGTTTTCGCCAGACGTCGGGCCTAGCAAGGAGAAAAAATAATACGACAAGTACCAGTCCGATCAGAATCAATGCTAATGACCACTCTGTTTATTCCTCACGACTTTCAGATGACCATCAATCTTGTCCACCATCTTATTTCCGCCGCGGTACTGCTAACAGAAAAAGCACCAAACCCCAACCAACTACAAAAACAACCTGATCAACAAATGCCGGACTCATACCACCTC